CCACTAGCAGTATTATTATTGCCTGTGGTGTTTGAATAGAGTGAATACAATCCACTAGCAGTATTATAGTTGCCTGTGGTGTTTGAATAGAGTGATTGATATCCACTAGCAGTATTATTAGAGCCTGTGGTGTTTGAATAGAGTGATTGATATCCACTGGCAGTATTATAGTTGCCTGTGGTGTTTGAATAGAGTGAATACATTCCACTGGCAGTATTATTATTGCCTGTGGTGTTGTAACAGAGTGAAGCATGCCCACTAGCAGTATTATTAGAGCCTGTGGTGTTTGAATAGAGTGAATACAATCCACTAGCAGTATTATTATTGCCTGTGGTGTTTGAATAGAGTGATTCATTTCCACTAGCAGTATTATTATTGCCTGTGGTGTTTGAATAGAGTGAAGCATACCCACTAGCAGTATTATAGCCGCCTGTGGTGTTTGAATAGAGTGATTGATATCCACTAGCAGTATTATTATTGCCTGTGGTGTTGTAACGGAGTGATTGATTTCCACTAGCAGTATTATTATTGCCTGTGGTGTTTGAATAGAGTGAATACAATCCACTAGCAGTATTATTAGAGCCTGTGGTGTTTGAATAGAGTGAAGCATACCCACTGGCAGTATTATTGAGGCCTGTGGTGTTTGAATAGAGTGAAGCATACCCACTAGCAGTATTATTAGAGCCTGTGGTGTTTGAATAGAGTGATTGATATCCACTGGCAGTATTATTGAGGCCTGTGGTGTTTGAATAGAGTGATTCATTTCCACTAGCAGTATTATAGCCGCCTGTGGTGTTTGAATAGAGTGATTGATATCCACTGGCAGTATTATTGAGGCCTGTGGTGTTTGAATAGAGTGATTGATATCCACTAGCAGTATTATTATTGCCTGTGGTGTTGTAACGGAGTGATTGATTTCCACTAGCAGTATTATTATTGCCTGTGGTGTTTGAATAGAGTGAATACAATCCACTAGCAGTATTATTAGAGCCTGTGGTGTTTGAATAGAGTGAAGCATACCCACTGGCAGTATTATTGAGGCCTGTGGTGTTTGAATAGAGTGAAGCATACCCACTAGCAGTATTATTAGAGCCTGTGGTGTTTGAATAGAGTGATTGATATCCACTGGCAGTATTATTGAGGCCTGTGGTGTTTGAATAGAGTGATTCATTTCCACTAGCAGTATTATAGCCGCCTGTGGTGTTTGAATAGAGTGATTGATATCCACTGGCAGTATTATTGAGGCCTGTGGTGTTTGAATAGAGTGATTGATATCCACTAGCAGTATTATTATTGCCTGTGGTGTTTGAATAGAGTGAATACAATCCACTAGCAGTATTATAGTTGCCTGTGGTGTTTGAATAGAGTGATTGATATCCACTAGCAGTATTATTAGAGCCTGTGGTGTTTGAATAGAGTGAAGCATGCCCACTAGCAGTATTATTAGAGCCTGTGGTGTTTGAATAGAGTGAAGCATGCCCACTGGCAGTATTATTGAGGCCTGTGGTGTTTGAATAGAGTGAAGCATACCCACTGGCAGTATTATTGAGGCCTGTGGTGTTGTAAGAACCCGAATTAAGTCCTATAAAACAATTTGTTGTGGATGATCTAATTTCTAATGTACTGGTACTTGAAGCATTTTTAATAATTACTTGTGGTATTGAAACAGCAGTTATTTGCTTTAAACTAAAAACACAAGTCCCATTAAAGTCTGTAGTTGGAGTAACAATAAATCCATCAGTTGAAATAGTGGTAGGACCAAAAGATCCTGTTGCTGTTAGTGTTCCTGAAGATGCTCCTCCAAATGAAACAGTTATGCTACCTAGAGTTCTTCCAGTTATGGTGTAAGTTAATTGGTATTTTGTACCAGTAGCAATAGTAGCAGAATGAGTTAATGTTCCAACACCACTAGAATGAGTAAAAGTATCATCAGGAGATTCTGTCCATCCAGCATTTACTGTCCAACCAGAAGTAGTTAATAGTTCATTTCCATAAGTTGGTAAAGAATCTGTTCCAACAGAAAAATTAAAACTTGTTCCAGTAGGTTTTATAGTTAAGTCACCAATACTAGAAACAATAAATGAAACATATTTAGTCGCATCATAACCTAATCTTAGTTGCTCTGTAGTCTTGACCGCATGAAGTCGAGCACTCAATGTAGTGGTACCTAAACCTAAATCACCCGAACAATAATTACTCCCTTCATCAGACAGATATAATCCCCATTTATTAGTGATGGTTCCTGTATTAGTATAGTTGCCTTTGAATAGATAAGCCGAAGTGATTGTGCTGGCGGTATAATTGATGATAGCGGATTCAACACCAATAGCAGTGGTAATTGTTCCTCCACCAGCAGTGGTTGATCCGTTTCTAATTTCGCTATAAGAGCCTTTTGAATTTGAGGCAGAAGAGTTATTATTGACAATAGCAATAGAATAACTACCAAATTGCGAAGTGACTGCTGATCCTGAATTATTCGCGTAAGAGTAATTATACCCCCCAATTAACGTGCTAACTTTACTATCATTTCCATCCGTTACTGCCGCATAAGCATAATTTGCCGCGCCATAAAGCGTGACGATATAACCTCCGGCTTGTGCGTTAGTAATTTCATTTTTTGAGATAGATGATGTTCCAATATTTACTATATCTCCGGTAAGATTGGCTCCAGGATTGATAATGGTGCTGTTATAAAGCCCAGAAAGAGATCCAGTTGTTGCCGTGAATGTACAAGATAAATTAGACCAATAGGAACTATTATAAGAATTATGCCCGGCAATGAATCCTCGTTTGGCTGACATAGTTCCACTACTGTCAATCTTTGCCAGTAAAGTGCCTCCCGCGCCGGGATCATATTGAGTGTTCGCATGAACGCCATTTTGAAACCAAGCAAAGGCACTTCCTGAACGAAAATAAAGAGTGGAAGATTGAATTCCCAAACCATAAACCGTCGAATACAGATTGAGCATTTGGCGAGTGGCAGAACCAAAAGATAAATTTTCAGTCAATGATCCACCGGTGATTCCAGCACCATCCAACGTTGTTGGCTTTGAAGTGATTGAGCTCCAAGCCGGTGTAATAGTGGTTGCTGTTCCTGTTCCGGTCACTCTGCCTTTAGCATCGACCGTGAAAGATTGAGTTTGGGTTGCTGAATTGTTATAGGTGCCTGCTGTGACGCCAGAGTTGGCTAACGTGGTGCTAATGGTGGTGGTGCCAGAACCACTTAAATCGCCGGATAGAGTAATGCTTTGATTGGCGGTTAAAAAGCTAGAGGTGTCTAACGACCATGTATTAGCCGCTGTTTTTCTTAATAATCCGCTTGTACCGGCTAAAGCTCCTATGGCAGTCAAGTCCGTGTCAAGCCCCTGAGCATCGGTAATGCCATAACCCGCTAAAGTGGTTGGTTTGGACGTAATAGACGCCCATGCTGGAGTAATAGTGGTTGCTGTTCCTGTTCCGGTCACTCTGCCTTTAGCATCGACCGTGAAAGATTGTGTGGTGGTAGCAGAATTATTATAGGTGCCCGCAGTGACTCCAGAATTAGCCAGTGTTCCAGCGGCGGTGACATTCGCAGAACCATTAAATGATGGAGAAGTCCAAGTAAGGTCCCCAGTGATTCCAATCGTTCTGCCGGTGGCTAAAGTAGTTGCGGTTCCTGCGTTGCCTTGAATGCCCGTCATTACAGGAGTCATAAGTCCATCGAGTCCACTTTCATCAGTAATAACATCAATCGTCCATCCTGTAGACCAGTTAACTGATACTCCTGTGGACGAAGTTAGAACACGACGAATGAGAACTTTTGAATAAGACCAAACCGTGCTAATATTTCCTAAAAGAATGACACCTTTACCTGTAGCAGTATCCCAGCCTAAACGAACTTCAGACCCAAAAATTGGATTGCCATAAATGGCTTTGGTAGAATTGGCCCATCCTGATGTGTAAGTGTATCCTGAGATTTCAACTCTCCAGTATCCGCGTGAGGAGTTGTAGTTATAGCCTTCCAGAATTACCGATAACATGGTGTTATTTTTGCCATAAGGCAACATAATCTGAATGGTGCCCGTGACAGAAGCGATAAAAGCATTGGCTAAAATATTTTCATAGACTTCAAACTTACCATCATCAGTTCTTTGAATCGGCAAATACGATAATGGAAGCGTTGAGTCCAGTGTCCAAGTATTTTCAGCAGTTTTTCTCAATAAACCAGAAGTGGCAGATAAAGCACCAATAGCACTCAAGTCAGCATCAACAGGTTGAGCATCAGTGATTCCATATCCAGAGAGAGTAGTAGGCTTTGAGGAAATAGAACTCCAAGAAAAATCATCAAATTTTTGAAGACATTTTTGGACGGTATTATCAGTTGATGCCAAATTACCATCAAACCCTGCTGATTCAACTGAAACCCATTTTGATCCTATCTGTTCACCAGAAACAGATAGCCCAGGAGATATACCTACAAAATTTCTCGCCATAATATTATTTTCCTTATCTAGATACTTGCATCAGAATTATCCTACGATTACAACTCTAAATTGGTTTGAAGTTGGCGCTACATTAAAGCGTAAAGTGATGGTATTGACGGAAGTCATTTCGATATCAGGTTCTACGACTGCTTTTGTACCTGCAACATAACGAACTTGAACAACTACATCTTCAGTATTTAAATTGTGAGTGATAACATAAACCGTTGCTGCGCCATCACCAAAAGATTGCGAATATTTAGATGTAAATCCAAGATTGGTCTTTGCTCCAGCAGCGGTTGTTGCTCCTGTGCCGCCATTAGCCACCGTTAATGCTGAACCACCTAAAGTATTCTTATCAATGCCAGCAGGGAGAACAGCAAAGGTGATTACATCGCCTGTTTGAATGGCGTCGATTGTAGTGGTATCATCTATAGTTTTAAATTCAAGATTAGAACCATTTTTTTGCTTGAATATGCTTACTGTACCTGCACCTACATTTGCGGCATCAGTTGTACCTGCTTGAGAAAATTGGACCCAATCTACTGAAGTAGTTCCAAGAGAACCACCAGCGTCAACGGTACACAACCAACCGCTATCCGCGTTTGTTGTTCCTTGTTCGACAAAAACAAATGCGGATACCAGTTCAGCCCAGGTGTCGCTATCGGACGCACGAGTCCATGCTCCTGTTTGAACTACATAGACGCCATTATCTTTAGGTAAAGTTTGATTCTTAACCAAGCATCGGTCGCCAGCAACCAATGAAATGCCGTCAACATTGACTGGACCAGTTAATACGACGTTGCCACCCGCAACCGTAGTTGCTGCTTTAACAGATTGCTTAGGATCCAGTCCTTGACTGACCGAATCAACATAATTTTTGTTTGCGCCATCTGTTCCATTAACAGGATTAGCAAGATTGGTGATGGTTTGACTATTCAAACTGACTGAAGCAGTTGGAGCAGCCATTTGATCCAGACGACTGGTTCTGACTTGCGTATCGAAATTACTAATCGTTGAAGCCACTTGCGTTCCAGTATGATTGGCACGCGCCAGGTAGTAAGTTCCTTGCTGATTATCTAATAAATCAGCATCTAAACCATTGCCTGCTCCAGTATTCAACCAGCCATTGTCTATTTTGTTTGAACCATTGGCTAACGGAATCTTGCTGGCTGCTGGTGTGGTTACTGCATTAGCTGGATTTTGAACAACAAGAGATGAAGCATTAAGGGTTGCCACGCCATTAGCAGCACCAAGTTGCACGGCATTAATCCAAGTTTCCCATGTTCCATTCAAATAAACATAAATGTTATGATCAGTTGTATTACAATAAATTTGACCGTTCTTTTGGATTAGAAGGCGCCGTAGCTAAATTTTGAATTGCAGCATTGAGCAATTCATTTTGGGCTAAATCAATATTTGTTAAAAAGGTTCTTGACATTTTTCATTCCTTTTGTGTTCTGTATTCTATTATCGAAGGACTGCCCTTCCTGAAAAACCAGCAGTATAACGAATAGTTAGTTGATTTAAAGAATCATAGGTGACTGCGCCGTTCTACTTGATTGTTTCCACTGTCCACGACAGTCACGCCAGGATGGCAATCCATATTATGTTGGATCACCCATTCTGTTGCTGGAGATCCTTGAACAAACACGAACTCCAGAGCAATAGTTCTATCTTGTGTAGAAGAATAACCATCGGAAACAATCATTAAATTTTTCTCTTATGCGTATAATTTCAAAATGGTTTTCCACATCGGGTCATCGCCCATTTCGGCTTTAACATTCAAACCACGGACGAGCTTTCTTAAGGAGATATCTGTCTTCTTAGGACTCTTTCTAATTTCGGCTATGACGTCATCAATTTCCGACTGCTTTAGAGTCGCGCCACCTTCCAAACGAATATTTGGCGCGATTTTAGCCATATAATCAATCATTTCCGAATCTGTCGGGTCGATCTCGATAATGAAACCGCGAGTTCTGATAGCGCCGTCGGGATCCAGCTTATCCAGCTTGAGGTTGGATATAAAAATCACTCGTCCTGTGAATTCGAACGAATTAGGATATAGGTAACCACCATCTTTCGTGGTAGGTCTATCACCATCTGCTGCATCCATTGCCGACTCATATTGGTCTCTAGGGATGATAACGCTACTCTTCTTATTCCAGGCAACTTTTCTGATCTTCTTGGTATCGGTAGCCGCCTTGATAAGATTTCTACCTTCTTGATCCGCTAGTGCACTATCGCAGTCATCGAATAGTACGATGCCGCTCTTATTATCATAGAGAGAAGAGTATATACCGATCGGACTGGCGCTACCTGTATTCTTAAAATAACCGTTGCCGTCTTGTAGTCCCGCTTTCGCTAATTCGGCTTCGACGGTTTGTGTCTTACCCGTGCCGCCTCTTCCTGCGATGAATAAAGCGTTAGTGGCGCCTTTGATAACCATTCTCATCAGAACTGATAGATGCTTGAGTTGCTCTTCGTATGCAACTTTTTCAATTCCTTTAGCTTCTATTTCAGACTCTTGTTCCGATGGTGCATAGGTCTCTTTTTTACCGCCTTTGGATACTTCGATCTTGACACCACCTATCGATCCGATGATGCCGTCTTTCTGCGATTTGATTTTAGCCACATCGTCGGCAGTTCCGGAGAAGACTTGTTTGCGTCCGGATTTACTAAAGAGCTGCGGATATAGATTTTGAATGGCTTTCAAAACCGGATAAGGTTTATAAGACCCGAATTCGGCGGTTAAAGAAGTCGAAGAAATTTCGGCACCGGGTTTTAGATTTTTGATAACAAAATCGAAAGCATCGATCTGCTGTGCTTCAATCAGGTATTCTTCTTTGACCGTTTTCGTGGATTTGCTATCGTCGGGAATCAGATAGAAAGTACCGGAACCGAATGGGCTCTGAATGAAATTGATGATGAGCGGTAAAGTCTTAACCAAACTCTGCTGAGCATCGAACTCCAGGTGCCAATTAGGATCACGAGAAGTTCCATCCCACAAATCGACGCTGTCTAGAGTAAAAGCGTTGACATTAGCGCCTTTCCAGTTAAAACGAATGCTCTTATCCTGGTAGAAATAACGAACGCCATATCCTCTTCCAGTCGAATTGGTGAACTCCTCGACACCGGGATAATTATAGACTTTGGTTCCTAACTTCTTGGCTAAGAAAGATTTGACGATTTTGTTGACGGAATCGACTGCCGTTGCTGATATGGCTTCTTTGATGAGCCATTTAGAAAATTTCTGCATTGAATGATCTCCATATTTTGGTTACTTTAAGTTCACTACTAAGACCATGCTTCATCAAGAAAATGTTTCCACTGCATATCATTTATCTTCAGAAGTGCTTGGATTGATTGCTCCTTATCGAATGTGATAAGAAGGCGTTTTGGTAAATTACTAAACATCTTATTATTATCATACACCAAAGGAAAACACCAGTTTTTTCCAAAATTACCTTCAAAACTGTTCTTGTATTCTTGCTGGTAATTCAAATTAGGTAACTTCAGAGATTCTCTATTCTTTGAAAGACTAGATGATACGCTATTATGCAGTTGCTCTCCTCCCCAAACGAAAACGATAAAATTTGGATCGACATTATAGATTAGCGCTCTGAAGTACCCCGGATCGGTTTTGAACACCTTCGCCATGCTTTCATTGTTCAAAGATTTAAGATATGACCCTAATCTAAAAGATTTCTGTGGTATACTCTCCCAAAGAATACTTATAGGTTTCAAGGTTCCTTTAGAATTCTCTACCGGAGCCTTAACGAACTCCTCAAAGAAAAGAAGATTGAATGATAAAATCTTTTTCATTAGGTTGAAATCCCTTTTGTTTTCGTGTTATTTATACGATAAAAAAACCCCCTTTCGGGGGTTTAGATATCGATATCATAATGACTTGATAGTTTGTAGAAGCTGGTCTTCAACTTCGTCGTGATATAATGGTTTGCTGACTTTGGGTGGCTTCACATCTAGAAGATCCGTGACTCTAATAGAATAGAGACTGTCTTCTCTCCTGACAGAAATCGAATAATGCTGCGTTCTGATAGCACCATTCTGATGTACCACCTGTGCCGTCTGACATACCCTTTCAATCAATTGCTGTAGCCACTTCATATCGTAATCTCCTCTTTAACCGTTCCTTTATTTAGGGTTAGAAGGGGATATCACCTTCATTCATCGCCAGATAAAACAGCTCGTTGAGTCGTGCTGCATCCATGGCAGCATCATGCAGTGGATTGTGAGCTATGAATCCATCGCCACCAAATCGTAATTTATACTGCCCATTATCGGTACCTGCCATGATATCTATGGCAGTGCGAACATCTCTAACTCTCCAGTCGTTATAAGGAATACCGATTCCGGCTGCCTTATAGAGTGATTTTAGGATTGGGAAATCAAAGTTGTTACCTCTGGACCAGACATAGCTTTCGTTGAAATAATAGTTCTTGATGCCGGATATGAACTTATTTAAAAGTGTTAGACCTTCTTTAAGGTTCACATCTTCGGACGACGGGCGAACCATAGCATCGAAGACTTCTTTTGGTTGAGTTTTCCACCATTTCACCACGTTATCTTCGACGGATCTATGATAAGTTTTAATCTGCTCTTGAACATCTAACTTCACATAAAACCCAGCCGGCACCAATTCTTCGAAATAGGTATGTACTTCTAGCATGAATGGCACGCAAGCGATAGATAAAACCACCGAGTCCGGATCAGTTGCTAGAGTTTCTATATCAATAAGAAGATGTGTAATTGCACTCATATCGCTCCACCCAAACCTGCGAGAACCGCATGAAGATCGTATAATTCTTCTTTTACTTCGGGTTTATCCTTATACCATTCCTCTTTATTAGCGATGCAGGCTTCCAGAGTTTGTCGAATGATTTGTTCGATAAAGATAGTAATGAGTTCTGATGCTCTTTCTAAAGTGCCACCAAATCGTTGATCGCCGAAAGTCTCGCTTGTAAATTTGGCAATCCATAGATTATAATCATTATCTACTTTAGTTTTTAACGATTGTTCGAATACGATATTTGCTTCTATTCCTCTGCAGTCACATTTCTTATTATATGCTGCGAGGGTTCTTTGAAGAAGAGAGAAATGGGTATAAAATTTAGGTGTCATAGTTATAATCCTATAATATAATATAAATAACAGATATAGAGATGCTTCCCACATCCCTATATCCTAACCACAATAACCTATCCTGGAGGCTATCATGCCTAAACATATTTATGTCCAGTATCTTACTGAACAGCCTAATTCAAATATACATTATTTAAATCGTCTTATCAAACTCTTAAACCATTTCATTTCCATTGAGCCATCAAAAAGAACTAAAGGCTTTGAAGATCACCATATCGTTCCTAAAGCTAAATCATGGAAACCTGAATGGGATAAAGTACCAGAAAACCATTTAAAAGTTCCTGTTAAGGCTCATTATGTCATTCATCATCTTATGTGGAAAGCGTTTCCTAAAGACCACGCTATGATTTATGCTTTTTGGAATTTTGCTAATAAAAATAATTATAAAACAACTGCTAAAGTTTATGAAATCCTAAGACTCAAATTCAGTGAAACATCAAGAAAAAACGCTTTAAAAAGAGTTAAAAACGGAACTCATAACTTTTTAGGTGGCGAAAATGTTAGAGAACGAGTTGCTAATGGTACTCATAATTGGTTAGACGGCGAATTTCAAAAGAAAAACAATGCTGAACGAATAGCAAATGGCACCCATAACTTTTTAGGTGGTGATCTCCAAAGAAAAAGAGTCAAAGATGGAACTCATCCTTTTACAAGTGAGTTTGCTATACAAGTTCAAAAAGAAAGAATAAATGAGGGTTCTCATAATTGGTTAGGTTCAGAATATAACTTAAAACGACTTGCTAATGGAACTCATCCTTCTCAGATAAAAAAGACTTGCCCTCATTGTGGAAAAACTTGTGCATCGACTACCTATGGTCAATGGCACGGTAGTCGATGCAGGCATAAAGAAAAGTGTAATTAAAATGTTACACTAATCATCGAGCATCGTACGAAATAACTCAAAGTCATCATCGTCGTCCTTCGATGCAGTCGTTTTTACGGTATCGGCAGAAGGCTTAGACTGTCTCACCGGAGGGGCTTTAGCGGCAGGTACTTCATCGTCATCACCACCGTTTTCTTTGGTGTCGGGGATCGGAGTAGCATTGATAACCGAGTAGAACTTGGTCTTGAGTTCTTCGTATGGCTTGAAGTTCTTGGGTGCTAAGAACTCTTGGAGAGGATATTGCGATTTCCAGACGGCTTCCATCGCATCATCATCTTCGAACAGCGGACCGCATTCTCCGAATTCGCTCTTGTCGTAGTTTCTATACCCTTCGACATTACGAATCTTGAGTTTGAATGGGGCGCCATCCCAGAAGCTGAAGGGGTCGAAACTCTTCTCATCTTCGAACTCGGGATTGATCGCATTCATCAGCTTGGCAAAGATCTTGGTTCCATAGGTGAAGAGGAAGACCTTACCTTCATTCTCGGGGTGCTTGGCGTCGGATAGAACGAGAATATTGGAGATATACTTCATCGTGCGCTTGCGCTTGCGAACGATCTCCTTATTCTCTTCCACTCCGGTATTCCAGAGAGCGGTATTGGCTTCGCAGACAGGGCAGGGATTACCGGTGCCCATAGAAGTCGGGCAATTCTCGATATACCACTTACCGTTGATTTTGAATCCGTGATTGTAGAGTTTGATGTAGGGCGACTCTTCGCCCTCGGCGACAGGAAGGAAACGAATGATAGCGAAACCGCTTCCCGACTTATCTACATCGGGTTGCCAGAAACGATTGTCGTCATAAGAGGCTTTCTTACCTTCGTTCGCCATCTTTTCGGCGAGCTGTTTGAACGAAGTCTTCGAAGCTTTCTTGAGTTGAGCAAATGACATAGATATTCTCCTTAAGATATGGTGTGCGATGCGCATATTAACGCTATAGATTGCACTAGATGTTGGTAAACAGATTTGTTTGGCTTATAAATACGAGAATGGTGATGTAGCCAGCATCACCACCTCTAATCACAATCACCTATCATGGAGGCGATCATGCCTAGAACTATTTATACCGAATATCTTACTAAAAATTTAGACTATAGTATACACTATCTGAACCGTCTTGTCAAGGTCTTAAACCACTTTATTTCTATCGAGCCCGAAGATAAACCTAAACGGATTTGAGTGTCATCATATCGTACCAAAGTCTTGGAAGCCCGAATGGGAATTTGAAAAAGATAATCTCCTTAAAGTTCCTACTAAGGCTCATTATGTCATTCATCATCTTATGTGGAAAGCGTTTCCTAAAGATTATGCTATGATTAAAGCCTTTCATCAAATGAGTAATAGATTAAATGAAAAAATCACAGCTAAAGTTTATAAAATCTTAAAAATAGAATTTGTTGAAATTCAAAGAAAGATTGCTAATGATAGGGTTATGAATCGGTACTCATAATTGGTTGAGCGGTGAGATGCAAAGAGAGTCTATGATAGGCAGGCAACATTCTGACGAAACTAAACAAAAAATGAGTGCTTCTCATAAACGGTGTTCATAAAACAGAAGAACATTGTAAAAATATTAGTAAAGGGAAGAAAGGTAAACCACCTTCAAACAAACGGTAAACCGATGTCCGAAGAACAAAAGCAAAAAATATCTCAAACGAAAAAAGGAAAACCTCGGGCGTCGTCAATCTTTTGAAACAAAACAAAAAATAAGTGAGACTTTGAAACGGAAAACCCCACTCTGAAGAGCGTATTCAAAAAAGAATACGGAAAAAAGAGAGGTGTATATAAAATAAAATTATCAAATGTTTAGAGATTGATACGCATTTTGAATTTTCTCCATGTTTCGTTCATTAAGACGAAGAAGGAATTGGTACTTATAGACGATTAGCCTCCTCCACTTTTGAAGGGGATTTATTGGAAACCAGATTCTCGTAAATCCTGTAAAATGATCTAATATTGCCAAAGTTTCCAAACTGATTGTGGCAGGATATAGATCCATAATAGAAGAACGGATTCCAGTTATTAAACTGATATCGTCAACTTGATTGTTAAAAGCAATCTTTTCGCAATCATCCACGAATGTTCTTTCCAGGGCTCCGAATCTCATCATTCGATTTTGATGTCGCATGATATATTCGTCTTTTAAGGCATCGCCGATCCAAAAATTATTGTCGTACAAGAAGCACGATATCAGATGTTCGAGGATAGGTTTCCTGGATTTGTAAAGACTGTGAAGAGCATTAAAGAATGAAACATCTCTTCGTTTTAAGAACGATTCGAGTTTCATTCTTTTATAGTTGGCTGATTCACTCCAGATGAATTGTTCATCGGAGAAGTGTCTTTTTAGAAATATGTAGTCGATATAGGTTTGAAATGCAACACTCATATTCACCCCAGAGGTAGTGGTAAACTCTCAACAGCAGATACCGATTTTCTTACCAATCTCTCATCTATCGCACTCTGCTTTAATCGTTCCTTGGTAATATCATCCATCTGCCTCACAACATCTTCCGGATCGAATTGATGGGATTCGCAGAACTCCAAAACCGCCTCGACGAAACTACAATTTAGTCTTTCGGCAATTTGAGAAATTTCGGTGTGCAATTTTTCACTTTGCTTCATCTCATTCTCCGATAATTTCTCCTTCCTTGAACTCGACGATAGTGCCGGAGTCGATCTGTTTCTGAAAACCCGCTTTGTCCCATCGACGAGTGGCTAAAGTCTCGAGATGACGATTGAGAATATCTACAGTCATCGTATCGTCACCATCCTCGTAACGAAAGATGTTATAGACATATTCACCATCTGAAGATTTGAGAATAAGACCTTGGTGTAGATTTATCATAATATAATCTCCTAATAAATTTATAAATAACGGATATAGAGATGCGTCCAACATCACTATATCCTAATCACAATCACCTGTTACGGAGGCGATCATGCCTAAAAGTATTTATGTTCAGTTCCTTCTTGAGCAGCCTAACGCTAGTATACACTTTTTAAACCGTCTTGTCAAGATCCTAAATCACTTCATCTCGATAGAACCCGAAGATAAACCGAGTGGCTTCGAATGTCACCATATGGTTCCTAAATCGTGGAAGTCCGAATGGTCTAAAGAGCCCCGCAATCTTCTTAAAGTTCCTGCTAAAGCCCACTATATCATCCATCATCTTATTTGGAAAAAAGCGCGGACCTTATAAAAAGCCCGCTATGGAATGTTGATGTTTGAATTAGGATTTTTATCTTTGATTCCTTTCAAGATACTTCTCCATTCATCCGTGTGATGATACCTCCCAACGGAATACGGGTCGGCTAAAGGTACGGCTGACGTGATGGTTTGTTGAACTCGAGTCTGGTGACAATAAGGGCACGGCTCGACAACCGGTATACCGTTTTCACCGATTTTTAAGAACAATTCGAAAGTTCTTTGACAAGAACCACATCTATAACTGAATGTCGGCATATAACTTACCTCATATTTCTTCTGTTTCTTCGATAATAAAGAATGATGTTTTAGATGTGAAGAGTTGTATTCTATTATGGTATCTGAAGATACAGAATAAGAAGATGACGGGAATGGTGGCGATAGATTGGATGAATAATACTGAAACTTGTAACAGAAATTCGATGATAAAAATTATAAAACTCACCAACGCCACCAAACACCTCTTCATTTATAACACCCCCGATTCTAAAATCTTTTTGAGCTTGTGTTTCGTAAGATAGCCGAATACATTGGCTGGGGGTCTTTGATAGTTCGAAAATTCTTCGATGATCTTTTGGATGAAGCATTCGGGTATCTGGCGCAGATCGATTAGATTGAGATTTCGATTGAAACGCTCCAGCATTTCACCCGGTGTGCAGAAACTTTCGGGATAACTCATTCCACCTCTCTGCTCCCATTGCATGATGCTAGTAGCTCGAATCGGCTTCGATCTCTTGCTATCATCCATGAATACATCATCGTCGCTTAAGATATTAGGAATACCATCTCCAGCATCACCTCTAATTACATGCTCGAATAGACTATAGGAATTGGTTTTAGGTGAGATAAATTTCTTATGGAACGGAGACCATTGCTCGACTTTCGGACAGATATTCTCCTGTATCTGAATTAAGTCCTTGTCGCTGGATATGATGATGATTCTATCCTGATGAGGGCACTGCTGCTTGCTGAGAACTGCGATAACATCATCTGCCTCGCAGCCATAGACTTCTACCACATTAAAAGGTAGTTCGGTTTTGATCTCGGTTTTGATCTGGTTAAAGTCCTCGAAGAACTTATCCCAGTTAAAATCCGATTTGTCGTGATCCTTCTTTCTATTCTGCTTGTAGAGAGGGAAGACGCCCTTTCTCCAGTAATCTCTGCCATCGCAGCAGATTACCATCTCCTCGATCTTCGCCTTGAACTTCTTCCTATACGACAGGATGTTATTCAAAGAAATGTGACGGAGAAGAGGAAGTTCGATGGCTTCCTTGGTTTGCGAATAGTATTCTATGGCGGATGAGATTACGATTTGACTATAGTCCAGTAAACAAATCATGATAATTCACCTTTTTTAGATGTTCGTTTGAAAAATTTTCTTCCTTTTCTCCATCCTTCTGTAATAGGTACACCCTTTTGAATTTTTTGTTCTACAATTCCATTTGTAATCCACATTGAACCTAATTGCTGACCTAAGTGTGATTTAGACATCTTGGCACGAGAATCTTTCGAACGAATGGCTCCTGTATGTGCTTTTTTTGAATTGTCTCTCTTTGTTATCCACTGACAGTTTTCCGGGGTGTAATCACCATCGTTATCGATTCGATCTATAGTTGCTCCAGGAAACCAAGTAGATTCCATATCTTCTAAAAAGTTTAAGAGACCTTGAGAAATGTAATATCTAATCCCGCTTTTTACTTTGTTTAAGTCTGCCCATCGATCACAAATTTTTATACCACGACCACCATATCTATCATAGTCCGATCTGTTTGGATCTCTACAACGATATGACATATCATACCAACTTTGCCTAACCTTATTTAGCATGTTATCTTCTCACATGGGCAATCTTGGTGAAGTGATCCAACTCTTCAAACTCTTCATCTTCTTCGATCTGAGGGATGGAGTTAGGATCTATTTTCTTAAACAAGTTCTTTAACTTCTGCGTCTTTCTTCCCTTTTCAACAGGCTTAGAACGGCGCGGATACTCATCATCGTAATCTTTCATTGGTTTCCTCTAGAGGTTGTGTTTACGAAACTGAAGCAGCAAAATTAATAGCCGCAATCTTTGCTTCATCGAGATTGCGGATTGGGACTGATCCATGATTAGAGAAATCCGTGTCTTCATCTCCGTATTCTTCTTCGAAAATCATATCCCCGATTCCGAAACCGAAGAGTGCTCTATGGCTCCATCCGTACCATTTCTGATCTTCTTCATTGAATCCGATAGAACAAACGCAATGGTATGGCTGTGCTTTCTGTAACTGTCGCAAGCCGCATTCCTTACAAAGGAATCTTGCCATTCGGGCGTCACCTATCCAATGTCCGGTGTCGGATGAATAGCAGTTGACCATCATCATATTACCTTTTCCACCTAAATCGCTGTCGTCGATGATTTCACGACGATAGATGTACCCAGGATATCGACGCTGGAAAATGATTTCCTTTACTTCATAGGGAGAAGACACATTAACTTTATCATTCATTATAAATTCCTCTAAAAGGTTTTGCTGGCTTTGGTTTGGTGAGATAGTTCGATAGACGCACGAAGCCCATTGAACGAACGGTTTCGAAGATACTCTAGAACTTCGTTAGGTGACATAAGATTATCACAAATTACTTGGTTTATGTCTTTTCCGGGAAAATTTTTGTCATAGATAACAGCACTAAAACCTTCTTTGATTCTCTTCTCAACCTGCTTGCGAACCTCTTGGTTATAAATGCAATCGCTATCGTAAACAAAGCAGACATCCTTTTTCTTCTTAGATGTGATATACTTGATCGACTCGTTTCCACTTACTCCTGCCATGGCAATAGAATTGGGGACACACATGGCATCAATCGGACCTTCGAAGACGAAAACGGGCTGAGTCCAATCGACGAACTCTAATCCCCAAATTTTTGGATGGGTATTACCGACTTCTAAAACATAGTATCTGAAAGATGCCTTTGGGGAGATAGAACGGCAATTCATATAGCTGAATTCTCTTTCCGCTGTATAAAATGGAATAACGAGAACAGGATCCTTACTGAATGCCGTGTCCTTATATTTTTCTATTTGTCTCGTTAAAGCGTTTAGGTCTTCCAGGTAAAAGAGACTATTATAAAACTTCTGTGGTATTCGCCTTTTTACCGCATAATCATAAGCACGGTTATTTATTGAATCAGAAAGTGGCTGACCTAGTTTGATAGTTCGCTTGAACACCGGTTGAGAGAACTTTATCTCCTTTTCCTCTTTAGGTTTATCCCACCTTTCTCTCAACATCTCTAGTCGATATTCTTGGTAAAGATGCTGGTCTATCGTTCCGATGAAGTTCCCTAACGACATCGAAGCCCCGCAGTTATGACAATAGCTGTTTATCTTGCCATCCTTCTCTAGTAGATAGCCTCGGGCTCGCTTCTTCTCTTCGATATCGTCGCAAAGAGGGCATCTATAGTTGGCAATATAGGGGGTTTGACTTTTAACCTTGAACTTAGTAAGATTGCTTCCCAGAATATTCGCGTACTTGATGTCTACCCATAGCATGATGTTTGCCTCAGTTTTTTATAGTATAGCACACAAAACCATCCTTGTCAAGTCCTGGTTATAAATAAGAATATATCCATGTAAAAGAGGTAAGAAGTATGAAAAATCTGTCACCCCCAAAATGGGCACCTTATGCGGTCGCAACCGAACAAGGTTGGGTCCACCCTAAAACCAGAGAAGTCTTGATTTCTCTAAGAGGTCTCAAATCTAGAATCGAAGCAGCGCAACCTTCTGTCGTTCTCGAAATCGAAACTAACGAAGACTGCACGGTTGATAGCACCTTCGTCGAGATTACCACGGCAGAAAGCCCTGCAGTAATCGAAATCTCCACAGAACCAAGCTTCGAAGGATCTGTAGCCACAGTGGAGCCGGTTTCCGAAGAGATCAAGGAAACTGAAGTGGTTCCTGAAAAGAGAGTAAGAGGGCGTCCCAAAAAGAATCAAAACGGCGCATGATGACTAAGATACTCACCAATCGAGAATATGTTATCAAGATAGCTCTCGACGCCTATCCCAATAAAACCATGTTTAATGAAGATGAGTTCCGACGAGACTTTTTTCGCTTTTACATTATAAGAAAAATGGCTAGAAGATTTCTTTCGTCCGGAATTGTGAGTGATAAGCTTCTTCTTAATAATATCATAATTTGTCTGAATGTATTTGGAATTGAGGCATCTAATCTGATTTGGAAAGTGATATGCTGCGATGATGAATTCGGGGTGATTAAATCGTGTTTGTTATTCTTAAATTCGTTAAACCCATCTGACCCCACCCCCCATCATAAGCAAATGCTCGACATTTTGAAAGACATCAAACATCGATACACGATTTCTCCAAATAATTAGAAGACCATAAAGGGGATTGAAATGAAACAATTGATTATAAACTATATACTATCGAGATTGAAGGAAGCATCAACCTGGCGCGGCATTATCATGTTGGTTGCCGGTGGCTGGGCTCAACAGCATCCCGATCAAGCTGAAGCGATTATCCCGGTTGCCATAGCATTAGCCGGAGCGGTAGGTGCCTTTTTGCCCGATAAAAAGAAACCCGTTGTTCAAGAAGACTCGCAGGATGATTCGGCGCCTATAATCAAGAAACCCGCACCTCAAAAAGAGACCGTAGAGCCATCTAGTGGCTGGGGTGATAAGTAATCAATAGCGAAGCCCATTTCTATGGTAGTAGAAATGGGCTTCTAATCACTAAACCTGTTAAGGAGGTTAAAATGACTAATGGTATTTATGCTCAACTCTATAAGATAACGCATAGACCCACCGGTTTAATCTATTATCGGATCTTGTTGGAAAGAGGGTAAAACATACCTTGATCGTTTCGAAGAGCATATGAATGGTAAACGGTGGAGTTTATATTAAGAGGTTGATTGAAGACGGTGCGATGAAAGAAGATTTTCAAATAGAACTTCTCGGCATCTATTCCAAAGAAGAATGTCTATTACGAGAGACAGAATTAGCAAAAACTTCTCTGTTTCCAAAAGGACTTAATGGTAATGCTGGAAGATATATAAAAATGACTGAAGAGGTATGCAATAAGATAAGTGAATCTAATAAAGGAAAGAAGAGACCGCATACCGAAAAATGGAAAACAGAAATGTCTGCTTCTAAAAAAGGAAAACCTGGAAACCCCCATACACAAGATACCAAAAATAAATTAAGTTCTATAAAAAAGGGGTATACTCATTCAGAAGAAACAAAATCTAAAATTGGTGCTTCGTTAAAAGGAAGGTCGATGTCTGAGGTGAATAAAGAAAAAAGAAGAAAACCGCATTCGGAAGAACACAAACGAAAAATAAGCGAATCATTAAAACGGTAAAACTCATTCAGAAGAAACAAAAAGAAAAATATCAGAAACTTTAAAAAGGAGTATATACAATGAAAACTAAATGGCAGATAGGTGATACTTCTCGCAAATACGAATCTGGAAATAGTGGACCAGGAACTATTAGCAGTGGAAAAGGAGATTATGGTGGGAAATCTTATGGTACATATCAATTTAGCAGTAAAATGGGGGTTGTTGATGAATTTATAAACCAATTCGGCTATGAAAAAGAGTTTGGGGGGTTGAAAGTTGGAACAAGAGAATTTGATTTAAAATGGAAGCAACTTGCCAGTGATGATAAATTTGGAGAAGATCAACACAAATATATTCTAAATCGATATTATCAACCTCAAATCGATTTTCTGAAGCAGAAAGGCATCGATCTTTCTAAGAGAGGACCGGCTGTTCGAGATGCAATCTGGTCCACGAGTGTTCAGTTCGGTGGTGGAACATCGCTAATCGCTAAATCGCTATCGGGTAAGAATGTCGATAAGATGAGCGATGCGGATATCGTTTCCGCGATACAGGATTACAAGATAGCCAATAACGCGGCTCTCTTTAAGTCATCCAGCCCAGCAGTTAGAGGGTCAACTTTGAAAAGAGCGAAGAATGAAAAAGCCGATCTGATCAAACTCGCTCGAGTCGAAACGGTAGAAGATAATCCGCTGATCGGAAGTATCGCATCTATCTTCGATGCGATATCCTCCGGAAGTAAGAACAAGAGTTTCTAATGGTTCTCATCATTTACTCGGGACTGTATCAGCATTTAATATCACTACTCAAGAGATTAAACGAATACCCAAAGAAGAGTTTTACTCAAATACTGATACTTGGGTGACGACCTTTAGAAAACATAATTACATAAGTCATTGATTTTTAACCGGAAAGTGTAGGCTATCAACATGTCGGTTAATCGCCTGATACTCGATTCAGGATTTCTAACTTCGATAGGTCCTGTCGACTGACCTTCCATGATAGAAGATCCTCTTTCCGGATTGACTCTCGTCTCTCCGGATCTTTTCCCGCTGTTTTGTGCGCTAACTGCATTTTGAGTATCGGCGGACGCTCTCATTTCGTTAACCTTGTCATTCAAACCGGCACTTTCTAATGCGCCGCTCATCATTCCGGTGCCCATAGAAGATAACGATGGCAATCCGCTCGTCAGAGATGATAGGGCATCTCCGGCGGCGCTTCCCATCGACCCTAGAGCACCGCCGACGGAAGAAAGAGCACCGCCGACAGCATTACCGATACCACCGGAGGAATTGAGTGCGGAGCCTATGGCTTTAGGTATTCCTGTTCCTCTTAATGCGTTACCCGCGGCTTCGTTGAAGTTTCTAGCGAACCCTCCCGCACCGGATAACGATTGATTGAACACTCCTTGAACACCACTTATTGCCGAAGATAACTCGGGTGCTACGCGATCCACCAATCCTGAAATATCTCCGCTCATCATAGAACCTAGTCCGCCACTTTGTCTGATAGAGTCTACAGCCGACATTCCACTATTTAAAGCAGAGCCTATGGCTTTAGGTATTCCTGTTCCTCTTAATGCGTTACCTGTGGCTTCGTTGAAGTTTCTAGCGAACCCTCCCGCACTCGATAAGATATTAGCCCCACCTGATTTTAGAGCATCTAATGATGCCTGAACATTCGGCATATTCAGTAGATTGTAATTTTGGGCGGCTCTGGGTCCTAGTGCAGCGATATCCGGTGGCGCTTGAGTAGATATATCAGCCGGTGGTGGAGTCATACCACTGACCGTGTTCTGAGTGATAGGATTAGGAACGATTTGCGATTGTTCGTTCACCGTAGACTGACCGCCGAATTGCGTGTTAGTCCTAATCGTCTCTCTTCCGCTTCTACCCACCGGTGCTCTTCGATCCGGATTATAGGCTGTTCGAGGTACACCACCCGGAGTTCCTTTAGCCTCGCTTTGATGAAGAAGAGCAGATACTTGCTGCCCACCTATTGTCAATAACTCATCGGCACTCCTATTACCCAAACCCATGGCTTGCGATGCGGAGGCGACCATTTCAGGAGTTAAACCTAAATCGGCTAGAGACGAATCGATATTTCTTATCGATGTCGATCGTCTGCGATCCATCTGTCCCGATGCGACAGGGACTCTTGTCGGTGCAGGTGCAGCAGTTGCTACAGCAGGAGCCGTAGGTGTAGTCGGTGCAGCAGTTACCGAAGGAGCCGTAGGTGTTTGCGTTGTTGGTGCTGCGGTGTCAGCCTCTCCTGGTTTGTGTCCGACTTGTCCTGCTTTCTTATCGTAGGTCTTTTTCCAATGCTCTAAAAATTGAGCAGCATTCATACCTTTACCGCCATTAGCATCCATCGTCTTGCGGAGTCGATCGCTTACGGGCCCGCCTGTTTGGGCTGCCTTGATTATATCGGCTGCCCCTTTAGCACCTTGCTGGTGAGCCAGATATGCTAGTTCCGGATTCTTATTGATATCGACATCGATACCATAACCCTTCAATGACTTGATGTTCTTTTGTGCTAGTTTTGCAGCACCCAGAGCGGCTTGCCCGGCATCGTTTCTATCCTTTACTCCTACACTGGCTGCCGTTGCTTCATCAAACTGATAGAGACCGGTATATTTCGAATTTGTTCTATGCGCGGTCGGATCTCCCGATGATTCAATTTGAGCCATAGTACGCATGTATGAGAGCGGAACTCCTGTCGCATCGGCAGCCGATTTGATTGCCGATTCGACATTACCGGCGAATGTTTTACCTCCCTGTTGGACATTAGAAATTGCACCAGAAACCGCTGCTGCTCCAGGTACTCCCTGAGATGCAAGCATTGCAGGAACACCTACTGCTACTCCTTGAGCCACTTGTCCTAGAGACGGTGTCGGTGCTGCACCGGCTTGTCCTTGAGCCGCCAAAGCCTTTCCTGCAGAACTGATGGTATTGAGTTGAACCCCGGCTTGTTGTAATACCTCATCGCCGGTGAGTTTTCCGTTTCCTTTCCCCGCAAATTGATTTTGAATGGCAAGAAGTTTTTGGTTCTTGCCCATTTCGGCTCCCAATTCTTGAGGAGTGACGTGCCATTTCTCAACACCACCCGTCTTCTTATTAGGTGCCACTCTGGCTAATCCGACGCTTTCTAAGATACTCTTACCCGTCGTCGGATCTTTGGTGTTGGCGGCCCACTCCATGGCTTTTTGGTCTAAATCGGCAGCTAACCCTAATCCGTGAGCGCTATACCCCGCGGTGGCTGCATTAGCCCCATACTGCTCTTTTAATTTCTGTTGAGTTTCTACCGAACGGTATAGGCTATCCTTGCTACCACCTCCCGATTCTCCGAGACCCAATTCGTTGCCTGTCGCTTCTTTATACCTCTTCGCTAAATCGGAAACTCTACCCGCGAACTCGGTATTAAGATTACTGAAGCTCTCTTTTTCCTCTTTATTGAATTTTCTAAATCCACTCAGATCGACAGCGGCACCGGTTGTTTTCATCGCAACGGCTCTATCTCCCAATGGCGTAGTCGGTGCAGCAGAAGGTGCTATCGGTGCTGCTCCGGGTACTCCTTGAGTTGCAAGCATCCCGCTGACTCCGGCGGCGGTGCCTTGCGCCACTTGTCCTAGAGATGGTGTCGTTGCGCCGGGTGCCGATGGAGTTACCGCGGGAGGTGACGCGGGAGTCATCGCTTGCGCCACCACATCTTGAACTGCCGCCTGAGTTTGTGCTTGTTCTATCGCCGAAGGCTGACCGCCGAATTGCGTGTTAGTTCTCTTTGTTTCTGAACCGGATCTTCCAACCGGGCTTCTTCGATCCGGATTATAGGCTGTTCGAGGTACACCACCCGGAGTTCCTTTAGCCTCGCTTTGATGCATCAGAGATGATATACTACCACCGAGTTTTGCCAAGACTTTATCCGGAGCATTTTTAGCTTCTTCCGGACTGATATCGAACCCCATCTCTTTAGCCAACGCCGACATTCTTTCAGGAGTTAAACCTAACCCTTCAAGATCCCCCGATAAGGTTCTTGTCGATGTCGATCGAGTGTAATCCATTTTTCCGGGTTCTACCGGTACTCTGGTAGCACCTTCGGTTGCTGGTGCCGCTCCAGGCGTTGGTGCTGCCGCTCCAGGTGCTGCCGCTCCAGGTGCTGCTGTAGAACCACCGAGGCGATTGGCTTGCTCTTTTCTGTCGACAGAGTTGACTAATGGCACCCCCTTCTCATCGGTCATAACCACGGGAACCGGCTTATCTTTCGGCTGGTTAATCATCACCGATGTTTCTGCCTTCGTGGTCGCTTCTATTATGTTAGGCGAGGTTCCGGCGGTTACCGGAGTTGGTGTTAGAGAAGGTTTAACATTAGTTTTAACAGCATTTATATCAGGAGAAGGTGTCGCTTCGGGTTTGATGAATGGGTGGCGAGTCTCCCAAGCATTTTGTTCTTTAATGAAATCTTGAACATTGGAGAAATTCTTTTGTTCGGGTCTAGGATCATTAGGATCATCCATACCTACTCTAGGCAATGGAGAGCTGATCGGTTTTAATCCACCCACATCAGCAGTATTAGCAACATTGACTCCTGTCGTATCGCTGATTGCACCCGCGGTATTCGCCGATGAGGCGGTCATCTGACCTTCTTTCAGGATATCCCATTCTTCCTTTCTCTTCTTTTCCTCTTCCGCGGCTATCTTATCTTCGGATTTCTTTTTCTCCTCATCAGCCTTCTTTTGCTCGTCTGCTCTCTTCTGTTCTTCCTCGAGCCTCTTTTTCTCGGCTTCGCGCATCTTCTTGCGCTCTTCCCATTCCTTGGATTGCTTCTCTTCGAGTTCCTTCGCCTTCTTGGCTCTATCCGCATTCGTTTCACCACCGAAGAGACCTGCGATACCATCTATGATTTGGTCGGAAACATCATCGGGAATGGCATCGTTGATCGCTTTACCAATCTGAGTACCCACCCCATAGACAGCGCCCGTGGCGCCCGATATCGCCTCTCCGGCTCCTTCTAATCGACTCATAGAGAAGAAGGGTTGATCGGTACTGAAAACCTTACCCAACCCGCTTCCCGCTTTCATAGCCTGCCTTAACGGATCGACCGCTCCCGTTTCTTTCAATTCATCCATATTCTCCGCCATAGTCATAGCGATGGTCAGAGGCGCAGCCGCTTTAGAAAGAACCTTACTACCTGTCCCGAAGAATTTGCCCAACTTACTAAACCACCCACCAGCTTTACCTGCAGCACCGGCTTCTGCAGCACCGGCAGCACCGACGGGAGAGCCGGGTGCTCTAATTCCATGGGCTTCATCCGCTATAGATGCGCCACTCTTTCCAAAGATTTTTTCAAAAAATCCCGGTTTTTTAGCGGCACCCGCGGCAGGAGGAGGTGTACCACCTTTAGGACCGAATATCTTGTCTTTAAGAACCGAAAAGCCTTTGGCTCCCGCGGCGCCACCGATAACTGCCCCTGCAATATCGCCGAATCCTACCGAATCCTATTCCGGTGTTACCCATATTGGCTTGCAGATTACCACCCATAGTTTTCAAAACATCTAATATGCTTACTAATGTTTTATGGATTCCGAATTAGAGTCTCATTTACATTTTGAACCAGAGGAATTAAAGGATTGACCATAGAACCCTGGGATATAGCGATGGCTTTTGCGTTCGCATCTTCATTTCGAGATATGGCCGTCGAATTTCCCGATGATATTCTATTGAAAGGTTGTACAATAGCCGCAGGATCATTCGTATCGACTGCCGATTGTTTTTGACCTTGACCTGTAAGGCGGTCCTTGATGGCTTGGAAACCCCCACCGGTTTTTGGACTAGATGCTGGTAAGATGGGTAATGGCATTTATTCTTCCCTTAAAATTGTTTCAGTGCCTTCTTTTTCTTCTCAAGGTAATCTAGGACTATACTGATATAGATTTGCCTTTCGAACGGGATCATATCGTTAATTTCTGATAAAGTCAAGTTATGATCTTTGGCGAGCAAAAAATCTGTCTTATAGATGTCCGCAAGCTCACCGGTTGCGAACATCAGTCGAAAAAATCTTTTAATCCATTGAGTTCGATGAAAGAGGTGCTGCCGCATTTAGGGCAGGTCAAATTCATTATCAATGTCACTTTTGGTTGATTTTGAAAGAATTCGGTGATCTGCTCGATCTTATCCGCCGGGAATGATTCTATAAATTCTCTAAGTTCATCCAGAGTAAACTCGGAGGGCGTGATAACTTTATCGCCTTCGAACACCGAATCAACGCAAGCGAAAACGTATTCATCGGTGATATCGAGTATACCTTTTCCTTCTAAACCGACACTGCGGAATCTCTTAAAAGACGGCGCCTTTAATCTGATGCCGATATCGTCGGTCAGTTGTATGATGCACTTCTTATGAAAATCTTCCGGGAATTTAACGAATGCCTCGTCTAAGTTAATCGCGACAGGAAATTTACCGTCGCATCGAACTTTCTCCACCGAGTGCGCCACGCCGTTTTCATCGTGATCGGTCAGTCTATCAACCAAAGCGTTGCAACGGAACTCGGCATTCACTGTTTCGCCGACGCTTTTCGCTCTGATTCGGAGAAAGATATAATCGACGGCATACATCGGTAAATCATCCACATCCACTTTATTCAGAAGGCAATCATCGATGATACCTCTAATGGTATTGATAAACCCGGAATCATCACCGAGTTCTTGAGCCTGCAATAAAGCCTTGTACTCTTTTACGAGCATCGGACGAAACTTGACAACTTCTCCGGTTCCGGGAATCGTCAAATCATATACAACCGTGGGAATTTTTGGTAGTCCGCATATTAAGCACCTCTCTTCTTCATCTTTCTTCTCACAATAGGACCCAGAGGACGATCCTTCTGGGCGGCTTTAATCGCATCGGTAGTCGTAACCGATTCACCTTCTTCCATCCATTGACCGAAATTCAAAATTCCCTCCGATACTACACCCATCTTCTTTCTAAGAGTATCCCACTCTCCCCAGATAGCGGCGGGAACCAACTTCTTGAAGGTGTCCTTATCGCCGCTCTTGATAGAGTTTCTAACTGCTGTTGCGCTGGTCACTCTTTCTGTTTCTTGGAATGATACCTGGTATCTCTGATCCTCGGGCATCTTCTCATTGGCTTTATCGATCGCGCTCTGGTAGCCTGCGATACGATCCGCCCCGGCATAGATCTTGGTAACTTCTTTACCCTGCTTTCTGAAATAACCCAGTATCCCCGGAAGGAACCCGTTCGGACTGATGGAGATCTCTAACCCAGGGAAAATCATCTCCATCAGTTTCTTTTGATAGGCTTCATCCAAGGGATTGCGAGCAACATCTGCACCGCTCTTTGCGCCTTTAACGATTACGACGATAGGATTCTTCATACCATCGATAATCTTCTTATGTCCATTGTGCGGTGGTTGTAGTCTCCCTAAGAATAACTCTACCTGTTTCATATATTATACTCCTCCTGCGGCGCCGGGTGGGATCGGGCCGACTGTCGCTCCCTTTTTAATCACATTAGGATTGTTCTCAACATGCTTGGTGAAAGTCATCTGCAATTTCGCATTCTTAATTTTCTTCGGACGAGTGATATTGCTTCCCTGCTTTATAGATGCAAGATAGCAGAAAGAGTTAGCCGGTGGCTGCGTTCCGCGTCTGACCACGAATGTGACATTCGTTGCAGTGGATGGCTCGCTCGGTTTGAGTATGATAGACCCGGTCAGTTCATCGGTATCCACCGAAGGTGCCCCATAAAAAACCACATCGGCGCAATCCGGATTACCGTATCCGGTTCTACCGGAGTATCCTTTACCGTAAAGAGGTACGCCATAATCGGCTCCGTTGGGGAAGATATAAGCGACGTTGGAAAGAAGGTTTTTATCGGAATCGGTGAAGTGAGTTAAGTATTTAACTATTTCTGCAGACATCCTATCATTCATCGGTACATCTACTGCGGTTTCGATCACTCGTATATAGAAACTCGAAGGGAATGCCGCGACACCACCAGAAAATCCTTCGATGTAGTATTGGCACGTGGAGTTCTTATTCTTCGCTTTGTTCCCTTTTAAGGTGATATCGTAGATTAAATTCGCCGGAGCGATTTCGTTGATATAGAGTTTAGGCTGAACTCCGTTTCTAGTAAAATGCTCTATATCGGCATTCAGTGAATCGATGAAGGTGTCGTTCGTTTTTCTGAACGTGATGTTGAATGATTTGACACCGATTTTATTCATCGGCATCCAGCAAGAACGACCGGCGGCTTTAACTTCTATCAGACGCATTCTGCCCGAAGATGCCATCGTGGCTCGAGGCACTCTAAGTTGAGTATGCTTGGGAAGAAATCCGTTTGCCACGAAGTTATTGCCCGACTTAGCCATTGTCACGGCGGGAGTTTTACCCACATAGAATTTTGTCTGCTGTAATCTTCGATTGCCGGTGATGTACTTTTGAATTTTATCTGGGGTTTCTAATAATGTGTATCCAAATCCAAACATATTTTTATCCTTTTACTTTGCGTGAGCCGATTTGAAATCAGGTGTGGTGATTTTATAAGGCGCCGTTCCCGATGCTCTATCGGGTAGATGCAGCACCACACCTTCTATCTCCGGACCGAGTTTGAATTTTCCCTCGATACCGGGGTGCGCCAGCAGGTAATCGGCTAATTCATCTTTGATTTTTTGAAGAGCATTGAGCAGATTTTGCTTGTCCGCCTTGTCTACCGCCTTACGACTCTTTAGTATAGCCAACGATTCATCGCTATAAACGCTCGCCGCATCGGCATAAATCTTGATATCGATCTCATTGAATTTGAGATTGGGGTTGATAATCTTTATCTTGGTCGAACTCTTTTTATAGAGTTCTTTTAGAATGCTTGTCTTATCCGGCGAATCGTGACCCGTAGAAGCATCCAACACGGTATAAGGCATGATTGTCATCAACGAACCCAACTTATTCTTATCGTAGTTCACCGTGACGAACTTGATTCCCTTTTCGGTTTCTTCCGCCATCGGATTATAGAAGATTTCGCATACTACCTTGGTGTTGTTCGGAAGAGCACTCATAAAATCCGCGGTCTTAAAAATCTCGAGCATATCATCATAGTGAGTTGCTCTGGTTATCATCTCGACATCATCGGTTTTGGATCTGGCATGAGCACTAAAGGCACCACTATCGAATATCGGACCGGTTCTGCTCCCCTCGAAGAAGGGTCTTCCGTTAGAGTCCTTACCGAATCGAGCACCTAATCCATCGATCTTGGCGACACATTTTATATCTTTCAAAATGCCTTTAGTTTCATTTTTTACATCGCGAAGCCACTCAACAAATTTAATTGGATCCATTTGTTGTAAATGTTGGATACCAACTCTTCTGGTTGATGAGACTTGCTCATCTATGAACTGTCTAAACGATTTCATTGTGCTTAGCCTCTATATGCCTTTTAATGTTATGAGACCCTATTTCCTTTTGACAAAACTGACAAATTTCTTTTCTCTTTGGTTTTCTAAGTTTTTCTCTAACTTCAGGTCTTTTGGCAGGATTACCATCTCCGCTAATTTTTAATGATGCTCGTTCTCTTTGTTCTGGTAATTTCATAACATTGTTGGCAGAAAGTTTTTCTCTAACTTCAGGTCTTTTGGCAGGATTTTTTTCACCCACTAACCTACCTTTATTGGCTTCACTTATTTTAAGTTTTGTTTCATCTGAATGTGTTTTACCAAAGAATCCGTTTTCTTCTGCAAGAAGACGAATTCCAAATCTTGGATTTTTTTCACCCACTAACCTACCTTTATTGGCTTCACTTATTTTAAGTTTTGTTTCATCTGAATGAGGCGAATTATGAATTGCTCCACCTATCATACCATTTTCAGGAATAAGATTTGCCCATTCTTTACTTTTAACTATATCATTTTCTGCACTAAATTGTAAAGCAACTTTTGAGCATTCATCTATATTTTCAAACTGCCCGATAATTTCAGTAGATACATCATTACCATATTTTGCCAAATGACGGGTCCATCTAATCCCACTTCCGAGATATGAGAACGGATCTTGAACAGTTTTTCCAAAATACTTTAATCCGGTTTGTTTGTGAGTTTTAACATACAAACTGATCATGCTTTGTACCCCTGATAATAACTATTTATTACCGAATCGTAATCGTCGATCGAACCGATACCCAGTCCTTTGATAATGTAATCGAAAGCTCTTATCTTGGTATCATAGTCGGCTCTGGGGTCTCCCCTAACTAAACCTTGAGCGCCTTTTTCCCAAAGTACATTCGCGAATCCATCGAGGACCTTCTTCTGATCGGATGGGCTCATATGCTTCTTCATCAACCCCACTAAACCGACAAAAGACCCCATCTGTTCGACTTCCGCCTTGCTACCTTTCACCCCGAAGAATGATGTGAATAGAACATCTAAATCGGTTATGTAATCTGCCGTGGCGGAGTCTACTTCATCGTACACCGGCATACCATTCTTGAATACCTGATTGCCCTGAACATCGAGAACCGGAGTCATTCTCACTCTAAGTCCTTTTAAGGAGAACGCCAAATCCGATTTTCTGATTACCTTATCCTTACCTCTCGGAGTCTTGGCTCTGATCAAGACATCTTTAGCAGTTCGGGCTTGGAAAGATCTCAGCAGGTACTTCTGGAAAACTCCCTTGATCCCCAACGATAAGTCTTCCCAAGGTGAGCCGTGGCTAAATGATGCCCACGGGGTCGGTTTACCATCTTTGAAATCCACTAACTCCAAATCAACCTGAACAGAAATCCCCAAAGAGGGTATAGTCCAAAGAGTGATGAACTGATCACCAGATGGCTTGTAACCGACATAGAGGGTGTTGCCGACTTTCTCACCGGCGGGCAACTTCTTTAAGAAGTCTTCTATCTGTTTTTTCTGGTTACCGTCGACTTGAGTATCGATATCACCGACGGTAGGCTTGTGCTTTACAAAGGTTTCGTCCGGAATGGCGGTGTTGAATAGATGCAGCGAAGAACCGCTTAGGAACCCCCTATCTTTGAACAAATCGTCTCCCCAAAGAGGCATCCCATGAAAACTGGCATATCTATCGGAGATAGATTTTAAAGCCTTACCGATCTCGGACACCACTTTCTTTCTATCGATTGTCTTTAGGTCGATTCGTTCTGCAGGAACATCGCCGATTACGACATTGCCGCCCTCGTGTAGGTTATACCATTTTTTGAATGATAAGTACATGGTTATTTTGCCTTTTTATTTGGTAAATTGTATCTGGTCAAATCCGTATGAAGATTTCTTCCACCGTAAGAATAGGCAAAGATCCTAGTTTTATTTACACCGAAATCGCTCCTATCATTTCTGAATAAAGCACAGAAGATTGGTCGATACGGACTCTGGGTCGATTCTATCTCATTGCCGTGTCGAGTGATAAGATGAGAGACCTCGAGTTTAGCGTAGATTTTATTTCCGGTTTTAACTTCGGATACTCTAGGAGATCCTTGCATTATAAACTCTACGTTTTCTATACCAAAATTGGAGAACCCGTATTGGAGACCCCATGCTAACTTATTTTTTAAATCGTTGCTTTTTATCTCAGACCAGATCGTTTCACCTTGAGGCACACCTTTCAATCCTTTAGAATCGAGATAAGATTTTAACTTGGCTACGAAAACATCTATTTCAGGATCTTTGATTTTAGATAACCCACCCCATTGTTGGAAATTCTTAACATTGGTGCCTTCTTTTAATGACGTAAACCCAACAAGGCTCTTCTTATCATCCACGAAGACAACATCCGCCTTCGGGTCTCTTTCCGATCCCGGGGCGCCCATAGATCCTACCACATTCTTCAATACAGTGGTACCAACTTCTAAATCGCAAGATTTTAGGTTGTTATCCATCAGAATCCTGGAAAACTCTTTGTTGAATTTATTCAGCCATTCGATTTCTATCTCTTTTCCGCGGCTTTAATATATTTAATCCTTCCAAATTATTCAAAGCACCCCAAGTCGAAGCCGGTATCTCTATCTTTTTCATCGAAGACCCCTTAGAACCAAAGTCGGTGGTCTTAGACAGGATACCGATAGTTTTCAGGGTCGGAGTGATGCTACCATCATCCAATACGACGAACAGATTATTGATTGCTTGAAAATCCGGATCTTCTATGAAGTTGCTGATAGTTTCTACCCAGCTTTCTTGATTAAACCTCTTTGCTAGATAAACTATAGGTTTAGAACCCTTCTCTTTGATAGCCAACCCCGATAGTTTAATAGGTGTTCCCTCTTCAGTTTCAAACATCTCTCCATTTTTAATCTTATTGTAGAACGCATTTAGATTAGAACTAACTCTTTTCATAAATTGAGGTAGTGATAAATTAGCTTCTTGTAGCCATGTTCTGAATGTTAGCATATTCTTTCTCCGAATAAAAAAAGGGTGCATAGTCTTAGGACCATGCACCCTTTGTAGTTTAGTGTGATCCTTACTCGTTATTTATTCGAATATAAAATAAATAACGAGTGTGGAGTCGAATAGCCGACGACTCCACACTCTAATCACAATAACCTTTCTAGGAGGCTATTATGCCTAAAAGTATTTATACCCCTTTCACTTATCTTATTCGGTTGGTCTTGGCTTGACATTTGGTATTATGGTGCTCGATACGCAAGAAACTGCCATCCCGATGATTTATGGACTTCTTATTTCACTTCATCTGTTTATGTAGATGTTCAAAGATGGCTCTATGGAGAACCGGATGTAATCGAAGTACGACAGACCTTCAACGATTCACTTCAAGCCCGTGAATGGGAATCGAAGGTTATCAGAAGAATAGATGCAGTTAAAAACGAAAGATGGTTGAATAAGAAAGATCCGAAAGGCAAGTTTTATAATTTAGGACACAAATTCTCAGATGAAGTAAAGAAAAGAATGAGTGATACGAGAAAACGGAAAACCATCTCCCAAGAAACGGCATTTCTCATTCCGAAGAAACTAAAAATAAAATTAGCAAATCTTTAAAAATCAGAGGCTTTAAATGGGATCCTTCTCCTCTAAAGCGGAAAACCATCTCCCAAGAAACGGCAAGCCTATGTCCGAAGAGCAAAAGAAGAAAATAAGTAATACAATGAAACGGTAAAATTAGGGGACCTTATAAAAAGATCCCCAGGTTGTATTAGAAAGTTACCGCTCCTTCTATCTCCCTTACCCAGAAATCCTTATCTGCAGATCGAGAAGCGAAGTTGGCGATCACATCGTAAACCGCATCGCTAAACCCGCCCACATTTAACACTCGTGGATCGGACTGGACCTGAGTGGTCATACCGGGCTGGAGATCGATGCAAACCATCTTAGCCTTCGGATTATACGCCTTGAATTCGGCCCAAGCGTCCGCAGTCTCAGTACCACGACCACGACCACGACCACTTCCGCTCCAAGTCAGAGCCTTCGTCGAGAACCAGCTCTCGTTATCGCTGATGTAGATGATCAGATCACCCTTCTTCTTGCGGTTAACCAGATCCTGCATCGGCAACTGACAAGAAGTTCCACCGCCACCGAACTTCGCGATAGTCTGTGCGTTATCCATAACCGACGCCATCGGACGCAACTTAGCCGTATGCAGACGAGTGTCGAACATAACCACTTCCACATTCCCTGCATTGGCTCGTAGCAGTGAAGACGCAATCAAAGCCGCCACATCCACGCAACGCATACTTGAGGTTGAACCAACACGATGACCGGTGATCGGGCTGTTCATGGAGCCACTCACATCCACGAAGACGAAGGTCTTTCCATCGAACACCGGAACCGTCTGGAGAGAAAATTCGAGTGCCTTTTCCAAGGCAAAGCGGATCGGCAACGGCGCACCAGTAGCATTCATCCAGGTAGTGAAGATCTGGTATGGGAACACCTTAGCCTTCATGATTTCGTTCGTATCCTGAAGCTTGTTGGCAATGGTCCACACCATTTCCGGATCGTTAAAGAGACCCTTGCGCTCGAAGGTGTTAAGATTCATTCGAGTCATATGCCAGCCCGCATTACGCGCGATGTCCTTCCAGTTCTCCGTAGAGAGTTCACCAGAAGTCAAAAGCTCGAACGGCACATTAGGCATTTCCTCGCTATCGCCCGAACGGAACGCCAGAAGATCCTTAACCGTCTTCGGTAGATACTCATAGGCATCTGCCTGAACCTTACCGTTCAAAATCCACTGGAAGAGCGCATTCTGCGTCAGATTAGCCGGAGTCGGATGTACCATCTTGATGATGTCCGCCAGAGATGGCGTATTGCCTACGCTTGCGCGAATCAACTGATTGATCGATGCACCGGTGATCCAGTTCTTCACCATAGTCTTCGGTGCGGTGCCCAGAGACTTGCGACCGATAGCACCAGAGCGCATGATCTGCACGAAGTTGCGAAGCATCTTACCGTTATCGACGACGTGCCCGAAAGCGGTCTTGAACTCCTTAGGACCGTACTTGGACAACCAAGCTACCAGATACGCCGGAGTATCCTTCATAAATCCATTCTGGCGCGCATGGATAGCGAGCTTGGCGATGAAAGTCGCCTCTTCGGGACCGAGCTTGTCGAGAAGAGCCTTGACATTATCGATCTGATTCTGCGCCGACACATAAAAAGAGTTATTAAAAACCCCTGTCATCACCATTTGTGCGAGAGCTTCCTTATCATTCAGAGAATAAGCAGCACCACCCGCGTTGTTAATAGTATCAGTAGGAGTAGGAGCGACATAGCGAGAGTTGCGAAAAACGTTCTTGTTGGCCATAATATTCACCTCTTGATAGAGTAAAGTTATCCACATAAATAAAACAGGTAGGAAATGCGTGGAATCATATCCTACCCTAATCACAATAACCTTCTGGGAGGCTATTATGCCTAAAAGTATTTATACCCCTTTCACCTATCTTATTCGGTTGGAAGCAGCACGATAGATGGTACTACGGTGTTCGTTATGCTCGAAACTGTCGTCCAGATGATCTCTGGACTTCTTATTTCACTTCGTCCAAGCAGGTTAAGGTATTTCGAGAGCAGCATGGAGACCCCGATGTAATCGAAGTACGACAGACCTTCAATGACTCGCTACAAGCACGAGAATGGGAGCATAAGGTTTTAAGAAGATTAAAAGTCATTCAAGATGAAAAGTGGTTGAATTTAGGAACCGGAAAATCGATACCACCCCAATTCGGTAGAATCTTATCAATCGCTACAAAGAAAAAAATGAGCGACGCAAAAAAAGGTAAACGCCCAAAGGGTGGAATGCTTGGAAAATCTGTATCCGACTCGACTAAATTAAAAATAAGTTTGGCTCTTAAAGGTAAGAGAAAAGGGATACCTCATTCCGAAGATCATAAAAGAAAAATAAGCGAATCTCACCAAGGAAAAATCAGAGGTCCTTATTCGAAACCTAATAGAGCTTTAAGCTGCTAAAAAGCGGATCAAGTACCTCGCTTTCGTCGGGACCGATAGCGAGAGCAGTAGCGGTCGGAGCACCATTAAACTCGGTAGCTCCATTATCGATAATCAGGTTATGCTTAATGCCATTATCTCGGGCAAGTTGCGAAGCCTCATAGGTCGATGTTAAAATACTTCTTCCAAACCCATTTCTTCATGTCATGATGCACGCTAGTATCACTGGCGTGCTTCTTCTCGAACTTATTGGTTTTAGTCACATAAACCGCACCCTTGTTGCCCAACCAGACATAGCGTTTCGTTTGGATCACCCCAGTTCCCATATACTCTCCGAGCCAGTTTTGTACCGTGAATTTTTGCTGGTGCGGGATAGACCAGCAAAAATACTGGTTGGTGCTAAGGTCCTCTTCGAAGACCGAGTCGGTTACTTGGGTTTCAAGGTATTCGGCAAAGGCGCGCTTCAAAGTAATCATCGCTATCTCCAATTAGAGCGTATCGCGGGACAGTTTGACGTCTTCGAGAATCTGGATCTCATCCAGGATAACATGAGTATCGCAGCGATTGGTCAAGGACCACACTACGATGGTGAAGTAAGTCTTTACACGACCACTCGGGAGAGTGCGCTGGTCTTCATAAACAACGGGGCGGGCAATCGCTACCTCGTCTTTCACGAACGACAGCCCCATCTTCGATTTCACATTCTTGCGAGCCCGCACCAGCACATAATCCTCGAAGTGACCGCGGTACTGTGGGTACTGCTGTACCTGCGCGGCGGCGGCGTTCTTCAGGGTGTTGCGGATTTCGGCTACGTTCATTGTGTTCGGGCTCCGGTGTGTTTTCCTACTTGATGTGCATAGTATAGCAGACCAGGAGCCAAAAGTCAAGCCGCTCAGGAAAAATATTTCCACGAAGATGTTACACCTTACCAGCGGCGATAGTGGGGTTCAGTATGCCAAACGCGACAACCCCAGCCGTACCTGCCGCTCCAGTTGCATGACCAAACCGGAGGCTGACCATGATAGTTATGCCTTTCATATCGATGGTGTTCATGAAAACGCGCCGGGGGCGGTGGTGGCGGCGTGCTGGGCGGGCGGCGGACGGTGGTACCTACCTTCCGGATAGTTTCGATGGTGATTCCAATCTGGGGGCGGTCCATAACCCTGTGCTGAAGTGAGGGTAGAATATAGCAGCAAACCGACTAAAAGTAACCTTTTCATCTCATCTTCCTCTATACTGATTATAAACTGCCGTTATCTCATCATCGTGAATGAAATAACGAATAGGGATATCGATTTGTTTCTTGAATTTGGAGAATAGTTTTTCGTCTGCACGAAGTATCGAGACCGCCACCAGCACCGGAATGGCGCCGTTGCTCTTTAAGAATTTCACCATCTCTTCGATGCTATAACCGGTGGTGAAAACATCATCCAGCAAAAGTACCCTATCTCCTTTCTTCGGTTGGTAACCGACAATCTTCCCTTCTTCTCCATGCGGCTTATCCTCTTTTCGCTGATAACCGAATCTGATTTTCTTGAAAGGATACTGGTAACCGTATTCCAAAGCGAATCCGGTTTGAACGACGATGCCCTTATAAGCCGAAGTGAAGACCGCATCGAACTCGATGTCGGCGACTAATTCTACCAACCACTTGGATAGATGGAAAAGAGCATCGGGTGTATCTACTCTACCGAAGTTATAAAAGTGATCCGAATATGATCCATTTTTTAAAATAACCGTGCCTAACTGGATAATGCCATTTTGATATACGAAGTCAATTATGTCTTTTTTTAACATATTTCATCCCTCGGTGTGAGTTGCCTATCTTCATTTTATGTTCTGAACTTTTTGGCTTACCTTTATGAGATTCGCTCATTTTCAAACGGGTTTCTTCTGTAATCTTTCTTCTTTTGCTTGCTTCAGATATTTTTCTTTTAGCCTCATCTGTATGCTTCTTTCCATAATTAGGGTTTCCTTCACCACTATTAAATAGACTCAATTTCCTTCGATGTTCTAAAGATATTGTTTTTCCTTTATGAGTAAGAGAAATGGTTTGCTTAACTTCATTAGTATGTTTTCTACCAAAGTTTCCATTTTCTCTGCCTATTAAAATCGGTATTGCTTTTCCTGTTCCTTTATTCAACCATTTCCCGTCTTGAATCACTTTAAGTCGTTTTAAAACCTTATGCTCCCATTCACGGGCTTGAAATGGATCATTAAAAGTCTGTCGTATCTCGATTACATCTGGCTCTCCATTCTCTTCTCGAAAGGCTCGAACATACTTCGAAGAGGTGAAATAAGAAGTCCAAAGATCATCGGGATGACAGTTTCGTGCGTATCGAACTCCATAATACCATCTATCGTGTTGCTTCCAACCGTATTAGATAGGTGAAAGGTGTATAAATAGTCTTAGGCATAATAGCCTCCGTGAAAGGTAGAGCTTAAACTTCGACATTCTCGAAGCGACCCTTTCTTCTCTTATTAGCTTGGAACTTCTCCTGGATCTTCGCGGAATCGATTTGAACGGCTGCCGTATCTGCAACCAGGGTTTGTTCGCTTTGAGATAGGTCATAAAAAAGCTGCTCATCAAAGTCGCACCCTAAAACGAACTTGGGTCGATACTGCATCTTTCTAAATCTGTTTTTGAGTTGCTTGAAAATTATCTGCCCGATTGAGTCGGTTTCTTCATTACGCATTCCTGCTAGCATGAGATCGCAAACTCCGGGAATACCTATAGATTCCGCGATGTCCGTCATCTCTACATCATTAGAACCCATACCCGATCGAGTGAGCTGCATCGCACTCCAGCAAGCGATGTTATACTCGATAGCCATGGCTCTTATCTCTTCGGCTACGCTCTTCAGATAGAAATGGCTATTAGTCGATCCAACCTTGATTCGATTAGACGCCACGCACCCTATATAATCGACCATGACGACATCGGGCATCCAGGTCATCTTCATATTCAGTTCGTTGATGGTATTCTTGAAATGCCCCACATGAGCAGCCGAGGTGGGAAACTGAATTACTTTGATCCTCCCATAGCCTTTTTCCTTGATATGATCCATTCTCTTCATGAACTTCGATTTGCCGAGATCCCTGATAAGGTGCATGGGAGTCTTAATCATATTGGCATCTATTCGATGCAAGATCTCGTTTTCATCCATCTCCATCGAGATATAGAGAACCTGATAACCCAAACGAGCATAACCGGCTGCTAAGTGAACAAGAGATAGAGTCTTACCTACGTGAACACCGGCAAGAATCAAAGATAGCGTCTTTCGAGTGACTCCTCCTAGAGTGATGTCGTTCAGAGTTTCGAGATCGAAAGGTATCTTATTCTGCGGCAACTCATAACGATCATATCTATCTTCCGAGTCATCCATCCAATCAAATCCGATGCTCGTATTAAATGAGACCGACAGAGCATTCTTCATCATATCCGGGATAGCGGAAGGTAGTAAAGACTTATCGGTGCCATCGTAGATCGCGATAGCTTTTACGATGGAAAGATACATCTCTCTATCTTGACACCATTTCTCCGCCGACTTCGATAGCCATTCGGTATCGCTCACCATCTCGCTTTGATAGATATTACCGATGGTTTTTAATACACCATCGATATCTTTGTGCGATATTTTATCGTCTTCCTTGGTTTCTATCGCGAGAATGGCTTGATTAGGAACCTGGTTGTTCTTCTGAAAGTAAGCGTTGAGCGCTCGAAAGATACAACGATTGACATGATCCGCAAAATACTCTTCCTTGATATATGGGATGGCTTTTCTTAAGAATGTATCGTTAGTTATCAGATTTTGGAGGACCACATCTTCTAGAGATATGTCGTCCATAGTTAAGTTCCCACTTTCGGAATGAAAAGCATATTAGCCTCCATAAGTAATGGTGCCCTCCACGATGTCTCACCATCTGAGGGCTCTACTAATCTAACAGGAGATATAGCAGCATGAAAGAAATTATCTATCTTTACATAAAAAACCCATAATCAAACAGGGTTAAAGTATTTTGGTAAAACTACAAGAGATCCTTTCAAGTATAACGGATCAGGTAAGTATTGGAAAAGACATCTTGAAAAGCACGGTTACGACATATCCACAGAAATTCTTGGTGCGTTTCAGGATATTGTTCTATGTAAAGAAACTGCTATACGATTTAGCCAAGAAAACGATATCGTTAAGAGTTCTAAATGGGCGAATCTTAAAATCGAAGAACTTGATGGTGGTTGGAACCATATAACCGACGAGATCATCAAACATAGATGCACTAAACAAAAAGAAGCATGGAAAATACACCACTCAAGAATTCAAGAAAAAGAATACCGTAAATCTAACGAGTACCGATTTCAACAAGCCAAACAAACGCATCTTATACATACCCCTTTTGGTATTTTCCCCAGTATGGCATTGACTAGAAAACAACTCGATATCGGCGATTTTGGAACATTGAAAGGGTGGTTCGACGGCGTCGTTCTAACACAAGGAGCATTCAACAGAGTGAAAAATAAGTCTTTATTCTCTCTATCTGATGTCGGTAAGAATACAAATGATATAGGATGGTATTATTTACCAACCACATTTCCAAAAGCATAAACATGCATTCGAAGACTAATCCAAAAACCTCTTTTTAATGCTTCATTACATAAAGGGCCGATATAATCCGAGCCCGCTGCCTCTAATGTAGCATGAGCAGGCATGATCCAGAGTTGCCAAGGCTCGCCTCTGATAAGATCTCTAATCGTATCCATCTTCGAATCGATCTCATCCCATGCTTCCTGACTACCGTTATGAACGAACTTAATGGCACCCGAGTCCGCATAGGTGATATAAGAAGCCAGCACACCGAAATCGATAGCATTCGCTTCTCCGCTCACTGTATAGAGTTTAGGCGAACAGCTCATATGAACGTGCTTGGTATAGAGATTGGATCTAAAATCATCCAATTCCTGAGTAGCATTAGTCTCGATAGTGACTTGTATGGGATTCAATCTCCTCTCCTCCAGCTCTAATAAGATAGCATCCATCGCTATCTGATTGAGCATAGGCTCACCACCGGTAAAGCAGATTTGAGCCGGCATTCTGGTTTGAAGATGTAACCAGTTATCTATATGATTGTCGTCCGCAACTAATCTAAGCCCGAGATCTTCTTTACCGATCCTGATAATCTCATCGACCACTTCAGACGCGCTATAATCTTTAGCCAGACTCTTAAAACGTGGAGACCACGAGTAAGAAGAATCGCAGCCATACTCGAATACCGGCAACTCGGACATAGACTTATATTTCGAAATGTCCAAGTCCTTATAAGGTAAGATATACGTCGACGGATCTGTCGGGCATTTCTGTCCGAACCCATCGCATTTCAGATTACAACCAAAAAACCTTACGAATATCGTAGGCATTCCGGTGAATCTACCTTCACCCTGCACACTTGCAAAAATCTCGGATAGTCTAATTTTCATCAATCCTCCCAAAAATCAGATAGCGTTGCTTTCGAACGTTTATTGGTTACTTTCGGCATCAACACCTTTTCTCCACTCGCTCTACTATCAACCAGCTCTTCGAGTAAGGAAACTTTCTTTCGAGTGAGTCGTTTCGATGGAACCAGCGGCCCATATACTTTCTCCCACTCATAGAAGTCATCGATACTCTTAACCACCTTCAACATTCCGATAGGGTCGTTACCTTTATCCCAATTCTTATAAATGCGATATAGGTTATGCGTAAAATTGATGATTTGATGAACATTCGATAGAGCAGAAAAACAATGATGAAAAACTCTTAAGCGATCATCTTCATGATCGCTATAGATCTTCTCATGACATAGCATATCCTTAACCGTACGGTTATAATAGGAATCGATCTCATCTTGAGTATACCCGTAATCAAGATAGATAGGTGTGATAGTGTCGTAATAATGTCGGAAGTTCTTCTCCCATAGTGGAGTATCTCTTTGGATATCCCCATCCTTGTTCATGAAGTTACCGTAGGTATACGCCATACTCAAGGTGGTGGAGTCATAAGAGACATGGGTATCTTCGGGAACCAGTCCCGTATTTCGCAGGATGATTAGAGGTTGCAAACGCATAACGGATCCGACACCCAAGATATGCAGATGCTTCTTGGTATACTCGACACCGAAGTCGTCTCTTAACTGACGATAGATAGCAATCTTCTCGACATCTTCTCGTTGCCCGTATCCCAAGCAGACACCTCCGATAGCTAAACCTCCGATTTGATCCCAGTAATCTTTGGGAATCGTCTTGGTGGCTATTTCGAACCACTCGCTCATATCGCTATAGGTGTTGCCTTGAACGATGAAGAATACCTTAGTCGCGGAACCGACTTTTCTGAAGTAGTCTATTTGCGATATCACGTTATAGCAGGTCTCTTTCGCGCATTTGGCGTGTTCTTCATACATGAAGACCTTATCCAGATACCCGGCTCGTCCCACCATCTTCTCATTCTTGATGGGTATTTCATCGAAGCACATGGCTAAATCGGTTTTAGCCTGAATAGCATAGACATCCTGCTTGGCTTGATGGTTGGCTGTTAGCCCGAGAGTGATCATCTGCAATCCACCGGAATCGGCATAGACTCTATCGAACCCGAATTTGCCCGATGTCAGTATTCTTTCGAGATAATTCTTCTCGGTAAAGGCATTGAAAAGTATACTGATCATCATCGGATAATCGATCTCTTTTAACTCTTCTTTGATTCTCATAATCCCGTCGGTTACGATAGTATCTGTCAGTTCCTTCAAACTCGGAACGGTTCTTAATCGACCGTGAGTTATGATTCTCAAATAAGATGGCGCACTGAAAACGAACTCGGAAGTCTTTGAATTTATTACATTTTTCATTTATTATGCACCCTTGTATCTGATTCTATAAATAGCACTATCTTACTTAATGAGGATTTAATCATGTTTATACCTTTTACTTATTTGATTGGGTGGACTGCCCATAATAGATGGTACTATGGCTCGAGATATGCTAAAGGCTGTTTTCCTAAAGATTTATGGACCACTTATTTCACCTCTTCAAAAATTGTTCGAGCCTTTCGAGAAGAGCACGGAGAGCCAGATGTGATAGAAATCAGACGAACCTTTTTATCTCAATCCGACGCTCGTTTTTGGGAACATAAAGTTTTAAGAAGACTAAATGTTATTGATAGTGAACGTTGGTTGAATAAAAGTCAAGCAGATGGTAAATTCATCTGCACCCGGACACACCGAAGAAACTCGAAAACGAATGTCTTTATCCCATAAAGGTAACAAGCACACACCCGAATCATGCGAAAAAATATCAAGAAGCAAAAAGGGATGGAAGCCATCCGAAGAAACTCTTAAAAACATGAGTGCCGCACATAAAGGATGTACTCCGTGGAATAAAGGTATTCCTGTTACCGACGAACATAAAAAATATCTATCCGAGAAACTTAAAGGAACACCGTCAAGTATTAAAGGGACCAAAGTATATAACGATGGTAAACGCGATTATTTTCTGATGCCAGATGATCCTCGTATATACGAATTAAATCTATCTCTCGGCGGCAAACCGCGTTCGGAAGAGCATAAAAGACGAATATCTATGGCACTGAAAGGTAAGCCGAAAGTTAAAAAGACGGTTGACGATTAACTATCACTTCTGGTAAGTGGCGGTTACACCGCATTCGCCATCCTCCGAAACATCGATCTCGATATCGCGATTAGGATATCGCCCCTTAATCACTTCCGCCAATTCGTCGGCAATCATTTCGCAGGAACGGTAGTCGAGCACTAGAGCCTTGTCATAAAGACTTTCTAACCATCTTAGAAACTGATGGAACTCGATTTCCCTATCATCGTGAAAGACTTCGATGCCCACCTTGAATTTGAATAAGTGTCTGTGATTCGATGACAGATACCCGACATCTTCTGGAGCATTCGGATATCTATGAAACCCCGCGCGTTGAAAAGTGACCCATATAATCTTTCTGACATTCATATTAGAATCCTTGCGATTTGATTAGATTGAAGAATTCGGTCTTGAGCGTATCTTCGCGCAAGGCACCGCGCATCACGGAGGTAACCATCTCGGAGGCTTCTTCTTTAACACCACGCCATGTCATGCAATGATGCTTGGCTCTGATGACCACACCCAGACCCTTGGGTTTCATGATTTCCTCGAGTTCGTTAGCTAAGATGATGCTCATCTCTTCTTGGATATGAGGACGGCGGCAAACCCAATCGACGATTCTCGCTATCTTAGAGATACCGATAACCATATCGGAAGGATAAACACCTACCCAGCAATACCCCTCTATCTCTACGAAGTGGTGACTGCATGCACTCTTGACCTTGATAGGACCGAGAGTGTAGAGTTCATCCAAATCCTTGATGTTCGGGAATACCGTGATGTCGGGGCGCTTCTTATATCGTCCCGCAAAGACTTCATCGACATACATCTTGGCGACTCTTCGAGCCGTGTCGTGGGTATTATGGTCGTTATCGATATCGATAACGAGACTTTTAAGAAGTTCCAAAACTCTTTGTTCCACTTCCTTCTTTAGATCGGCGATATCGCTCTCGTGGAGAACTTTCGATATGTTATCGTTAGCGTGGAATGGAAGGTTGGCTTCTTGTAATCTTTGAACGATTCTTTCTGATGGCAGCAACGGCATAGTCGTACCTCCTTTTGGTTTCTGTAATTTTACACCATCTCCGCCATATTGTCAAGCTCACCACGATTGTGCGCTTCAACAAAATCGGTCATGATTTTTTCTAAAATGGCTTGAGCGGTTTCCATGATAACTTTGGTTTGATCATCAGAAATCGAAACGGGCAAATAGTTCTTGTGAATATCTATATTCAATCCGTAAGATACACCAATACCGTCGGATTCGTGGTCGAAACTGATATCGGCAAATTCGAAGATATAGCCTAAAAATCTGTCATCGTCAATGATGACGACTTTTACATTCGGTTTACCGCTTTCCCCCGTAGAAGCATCGACAATTTCGAATTTAGGTATCATAATCACTCCTCTGTAAATGTAATTTATAAATATCGGATATGGAGATGGTTCCAAGCATCTCCATATCCTAATCACAATAACCTTTCTAGGAGGCTATCATGCCTAAAAGTATTTATGTTCAATATCTTGTCGAACAACCTAACTCGAATTCTCATTATCTTAACCGTCTTATTAAGATTCTAAATTACTTTATCTCTATCGAACCCGAAGATAAACCTGAAGGCTTCGAGTGTCATCATATCGTTCCTAAGTCCTGGAAACCCGAATGGATTAAAGAACCAGATAATCTTCTTAAGGTTCCTGCTAAAGCCCACTATATCATCCACCATCTTATGTGGAAAGCGTTTTCTGATTCCATTTCAATGTCGAGGTCTTTCTGGTTTTTTATCGGAAAAGGTAATAAGAATAAAGTGACAGCAAAGATCTACGAGAATCTTAAAAAGAATCTTTCGGTCTCTAAAGAAACTAAACGAAAAATGAGTGAAACGAAAAAAGGAAAACCTTCCAATAGGAAGGGGAAAACTTTGAAAGAAAAAACCAAACGAAAGATTAGTGATACTTTAAAACGGAAGACCGGCGCATAATAAACGGAATCATGATGTCCGAAGAAACCAAACGAAAGATTAGTATTTCAAATCAACGGTAAATCACATACGCATTCCGAAGAAACGAAATTAAAAATTGGTAGATCTGTCAGTAGTATACAACTTGGAAAAAAGCGCGGTCCTTATAAAAAAATCACTCCTGGATTAAACCGAAGTTGGTATCAAGAGGTTTCACTTCCTTGATATTGTCCGAGTAGAAACTTCTGTACCCTTTGGCTTCGGTATCGTAAACCGTGATTAGCGTATCTGGTTTGGATGTTTTTCTGGTTTCCGGTTTATCGGATTCGGGCGCGTTGGCGGTACATTTCATTGTTCTAATCGATCCATCGGTCTTCTTCTCGAAGGTTACCTCGAGATCGCCTTCTTCTAATTTCTTGTAAAATTCGTCTCGTGTCATAATTTCACCTCATCAAATTTAATAATATAAATAACAAATAAGGAGATGGTTCGAAGCATCTCCTTATTCTAATCACAATAACCTATTACGGAGGCTATCATGCCTGAAACTACTTATACTCCTTTTACCTATCTTATTCGGCTGGTCTTGGATTGACACTTGGTACTATGGTGCAAGATGGAAACAAGGTTGCCATCCCAATGATCTCTGGACTTCCTATTTCACTTCTTCGGTTTATGTCGCTATTCAAAGATGGCTTTATGGCGAGCCGGATGTTATAGAAGTACGAAGAATCTTTCAAACCCAAAAAGAAACGAGAAACTGGGAACATAAAGTTCTCAAAAGAATGAAAGTTCGTAAAAGTCAGCAATGGCTCAATAAAACAGACAGAAAAGGTCCATCAAATTTTGGAATACCTCATTCTGAAGAACATAAACAGAAAATGAGAAAACCTAAATCATCGACTGTTAATATGAAAAAACCAAAATCTGAAACGCATAAACAAAATATGAGTAAAGCAAGAATGCGGCATTCCTTTGTCTGAAGAACACCGAAAAAATATGAGCGAATCACATAAGCGGAACACCTTTATCTAAAGAAACTAAACAAAAAATCAGTGAAGCCCTTCTTGGAGTTCCGCGTTCTGAAAAAGCCAAACAGAATATAAGCAAAGCAAAGAAACGGCAAAACAAGTAATAGAAAACGGAGTTCTATTAACTAAAGAACACAAACAAAAAATCAGTGAAGCATTAAAACGGAAAACCGAAGAGTTCAAGAAACTATGCGAAAATGGAATCAATCTAAAGATTCCGTTTCGTCATCATTCGTTTCCTCGATAGTGGTAATTTCATCTTCTACGGAGGCGACTCCGTATTTAAAAGTTTTGTTGACATAATTCTCGATAATATCTAATATATCGGGAGTGAAGAACTTTTCTGGATTTCTTTCAATAGCTTTTTCAAAATACTTTTTTCCCTTTATTTCATATTTGGTGGATACTTTCTTAAAGGCGCCACTCTTCTCCGCCAAATCGATTAGTCCGTAGTATCTATCCAGTCCGCCACTAAAGCGAATCAATGTTTTTACCTTGGTCTGCTCTCTCACCAATCTCGATTTAACCGCGGTACAGGAGATGACGGAACCGATAACTTCGTCTCCGTCTTTCTCTTTAGCTTTAGTGAGAGATATGGTAATGCTGCTGGCGTACTTCGAGCCCGATCCACCCCCTTGTTCTTTGCCGGCATAAGGACCGGCTCCGATTTTATCGTAGACATGATTGGTAAAGATCATCGGGATATTGGCCATACCGAGTTTCAATGCAAGGACTCTAAAGGCGGCTTTGATGATTTGGGCTCGAGTCATATCTTTGGTGTCGGAACCCGCCGCCGAATCTTCCATCTCTTTGTTGGTTGATAGATTACCGAGACTGTCCAAGACGAACAATATCGGCAGTTCTTCCTTATCCTTGAGTTTCTCATCCACGATTCGTAGAGCTTGATTCTTGAACTCCTGAACCGTTGCCACTGGTAGATGAACGAAACGATCCAAGGCTATACCTCTACCCGACAGAATCTCTTTAGTCAAGGCGTTCTCGGTTTCGAAGTAAACCACCACGCTGTTGGGATTCATTTCCAGGAAGTTCTTGCAAGCGGCAAGCGTATAGAAAGTCTTACCTGTCGACTCTACTCCGATGAATCCCACGATTTTGTTCGATGGGAATCCCTTGAAGATAGAACCGGATAGAAGTGCATTCAGAGCATAGGAACCGGAATCGACCCAGCCCGTAATCTCTCCGCAAATGGCATCTTCTGCGACATTGGCGTAAGGATTTTGTGTTAAAGCAATAATATCTTTAATTTTCATATATACCTCTATAAATAGCGGATATAGAGATGGTTCCAAGCACCTCTATACCCTAATCACAATAACCTGTTGCGGAGGCTATCATGCCTAAAAGTATTTATGTTCAGTTCCTTCTTGAACAGCCCAATTCAAATCCTCATTATCTTAATCGTCTCATCAAAGTCTTAAACCACTTCATCTCGATCGAGCCCGAAGATAAACCTAAACGGATTTGAGTGTCATCATATCGTACCAAAGTCTTGGAAATCCGAATGGTCTAAAGATGCGCACAACCTTCTTAAAGTTCCCGCTAAAGCCCACTATGTCATTCACCATCTAATGTGGAAATCGTTTCCCGAAGATTATTCGATGACAATAGCGTTTTATGTTATGAATAATAGATTACACGAAAAGATTACATCTAAGAAGTATAGAATTTTAAAAGATGGATTTTGTGAATCCCAAAAACAAAATAACCTTAAACGCATCACTGACGGAACTCACCCTTTCTTAGGTGGTGAAATCGCTAAGAAGAGTGCCCTGAAACGAGTGGTTGACGGAACTCACCCTTTCTTAGGTGGAGAGATTCAAAGAAAAACTAATGCTAAACGAATCAGAAACGGTACTCATCATTGGTTAGGTCCAAAATCAAATCTGAAAAGAATCATCGATAAATCTCATAATTTTTTAGGGTCAGAATCAAATATGAAAATGCTCGTAAATGGTAACCATCCGAGTCAAATCAAAAAGACCTGTCCTCATTGCGGAAAATCTATTTCGTCTGGTCCGTTTAAAAGATGGCATGGCGACAGATGTAAATCCTTATTCGAAGAATGAATCTAGAGTAGACATTTTTTCAACACTCATATTAGCAATTATAGCCAGTGACTTCAGCGGTTCGAGAAACGTCTTATTGAACTGCATTTCCCTATCAACCGACTTGTCTAAATCGAAAGCCGTTGGTAATGTATCTAGAAATGCAATAACATGTGATTGCGCTAGGTTGGGTGTCTTTAGATAGACGAATTTGATCTTATCGCCGTTCTTGATGGGCGCGTATTCTCCCGAGTGTATCATCTTTAGAAGTCGATTATAAACCACCGAACCCCTGACATGAATAGGTATCCCCTTCATCATTGTCCCGTTGGCTGCCACCCATTTATCGATGTCGCTAACCCCTCTCGGGAAAGCGATGTCCTGTATCGATGCCGAGAAGAACTCTTCTTTGAATTTCTTAACGAAGTCCTGTAATCCCTCTTCGGACCCATTTAAAATGATCTTGATTGCCTTCTCTAAATTCTCCCTGACGATATTGGGAGTCGATGACTTGGCAGTCTCGAGCCCCATTATCTTCATCTTGGGTGTCGTATAACGAATACCTTCCTTATCATACATTTGCAAGATGTAATTCTTCTTTCCTCTCCAAAGTCCTTTATCGGCGATCACTTCTCGATTCATACTCAATCGATTTTCAAAGGCATTGAGATAATCTGCTAGTCTTTGGAACTCCTTCGTAAGATAGGGATCGATGTACTTCTGAACAAACTTATCTAGGAAATTGACAATCTTTTGCTTGTCGGATTGGTCTTCGAACATCTTATTAACGAAGTACTCGAGATTGAGCCCCGCAGAGTCGGTGTCGTTGAAGATGACATAATCGACATCTTGCGTTTTGAAAAGATCGTTCAAATAGACATTCAATCTCTTACTGATATACCTGATGACCAATTGCCCGGTCATCGTGATGCCTTCCGAGATATCTCTCGAGTTATAGCGAAAGTAGGCGTTAGCTGTGGCGCCATAAAGAGAGTTCAATGAGATCTTATACGCCTGCTGTCGGCAATTATAGGTCGCCACTTCCGCCTCTTTCTCTTTTAAGGTAGATGGATCGGCTCCGGACTTCTTCATCTCTTCCAATTCTCCCGTGGCTTTCAGCATGTGCTTCTTAAACGCCTTTCTGGAGGAGAACATCCCTGCAACTAACTCGGGAAGAATGCCTTGTCCATCTCGTTTGAATGTGGCTCCATTAGCCAGCATAGCCACATCTACTTCTTTAATCCAACTCAAGTCCTCTTTCATATCGATAAGATCGATGATCTTATCGAGTTCGTAGATAGCGGTCTTATACGCTTTCTCCGGGCTCAAATTGAAAGACATAATGATGCTGGGATATAGCGATGTCAAATCTAATGTGACTATCCACGAGTAGAGTTTGGGTATCGGGTCCTTAACGAAGGCACCGACGATAGTCGTATCGGAGCTGACCTTTTTACTGGGCGGAATCTGAATGTTCTTCTTCAAGAGTTCGTTATAGATGTAAACATCCCACCAGCGAACCACACCCATAGAATCGAGGTAATTGGATTTGCCGAGGTAAGATACCGTAGCCAGAAGAAACAAGAAGTTGAGCTTACTCTCCAAGTCTTCGATGATCTTGACATCCATATAGTTATAGTAGCAGAAGAGTTCGAAGTTCTTCTCGTACAGACCCATCAACCCATCGTATTCCGAGTAATCGACTTTACCGATACCCAGTTCATAGCGAGCCACCACATCTAGCCTGTAACTCTCCAAAGTCGCTGTCGAATACTTCTTATAGAGCGGGAGGTAATCGACGATACTGATGCCCACTATATCGAAGGAGTTGATCTTCTGTGCTTTGATCTCATAGGGAGTGATGCACTTATCGATAGATCCGTGAAAGGGACTAAACTTCTTCGTGAAGTCGTCTCCCATCACCCTGTTGCAACGGTTGATTAGGTAAGGGATATCGAACCCCTCGACATTCCATCCCGTCACGATATCGGGGCTAACTTCTCTCCAGTATGCTTGAAATGACCTCAGAAGATGTTCTTCATCATTGCATCGAATATAGGAATAGTAGTTATCTACCGTATTATCCTTCGTTCCAAAGACTACGAAGGGGTTCTTCTCCCCCAGAACTTTGCAACCTATCGCCAGGATAGGCTGCTGCGCTCTATCAGGAGTTGGGAACCCGGAGGAATCATAAGCCGTCTCCATATCGATAACCAAAATCTTGATTTTTGAGAAATCGAAGGAAATGGTTTCCTTATATCTATTGGCGATGAACTGATATAAGAATTGCGTTTGACCGAAAATATCTTGCGTTTCCTGGTACTCTTTTACGAATTCTCTTGCATCCGCTATATTGTCGAAGTCGACAGGTATTAAAGGATCCCCCATCAAAGATACCGTCTTTGCAGGACTGGAGTTCTGCGGTCTCTTCTTCACATAAAGCTGTAGCGGAAACTCCTTGATAATCTCAATTTTAGATTTTCCATTATCGTCGACATATCTGTGAAAGATACGGTTACCAACTTGTTCCACATTCGTATAAAATGCCATCGCCACCTCCTCTCACCAATTTGACGCATTATACAACATCGATCGGATGATGTCAAGTGCTAGGCATCGATGTGGTTAAAACTAACCCGCTCCCATAGATTTGATTGTAATGATTTTCCAGTTCGCGCTTCGGTGTAAACAAGGAATTAAAGGCAACATCTTTCATATCGAGTTCGATTTGATTCTCTTCGACTAGATGAAGAAGTGGAGCTAAGATAACCTCGGATTGGCGAACAATCACCATTGCGGGATTCTTCACCATTATTTTTTCACCCGTCAATGAATAAGACACATCGCCGATAATAAGCCCCTGGGGCAGATAGAACGCTTTAATCATAACGACTCCTTAAACCACTTTAGTACCAGTATGCCCGAATCCGCCTTCTCTATCGGTCTTCTGTGCAATGGGTTCATCGCTGATCTCGAAGAGGGCTTTATAGACGGGGACGATTTCTGCCTGAGCTAATCTATCTCCATGGCAGATGATTTGACGCTGTTCGCTATCGTTGAAGATAAGAAGCATAGTCGGCTTCGTAAAATCTTCATCGACGATACCGACGCAGTTAGACAATTTCAGGTGTTTCTTTCCGGCGGATCCACTTCTAGGATAGAGAGTAAGCTTAAAGTTCTCGGGAATATCAAATATCAACCCGGTGGGGACGAACGCGCTTTCTCCTGGCTCGATACTGAACCCTCTTTCTCCATCTCTTTCCTTCATCGGCGCTACGGTCTTGATAAGATGCATCAACATTCTATTGTAGATATCGACGCAGACTATTTCCTTCCCAAGATAGGCTGGCAGATCGAAGCAAGCACTCTTTTGAGTGTAGTATCTAGGCGTTTCTACATCTTCATAGATCTTATGGATTCCGACAATCACCTTGTTCCTTGTCGTCCATTGTTCTGGATTTAGGATTTCAGAATCATTGAGAAGATAACGACTCTCGATTTTCTCTTCTTTTGGTTCTTCAGCCAGTTTGGTTGGACTCATGTTAATAACACCCAAATCGGTAAAATTGGTATCCTGCGTCACGAAAGCGTTTCTAGGCTTTTGTTTTCTCATACATTTAATTCTCCTAATAGTGTATTTTATAAATATACCGTATATTTATAAAAAGGAAATCCAATGGAATACTTACCATACACCTATCTTATCGGATGGGGTAGATTACACACCTTTTATTATGGCTGTGAATATAGTAAAAACGCTGGTCGAGTAGCGCACCCTAGCAATCTTTGGTCTTCTTACTTCACTTCATCGAAGCATGTTCGAAAGTTCCGCGAAGAACACGGTGAGCCCGATATCATTCAAATTCGAAAGACATTCATCGATGCTAAATCTACTCGTCTTTGGGAATCTAAAGTTCTAGACAGACTCAAAGTTACCAAAAAAACATACTTCCTCAATAAAAGAGGCGGATCATGGAAGTGGGCTATCTATGAGATGACCGACGAAGTTAAAAATAAGATATCTGTTTCTCATATCGGTAAAAAGATGTCTAGAGATTCGATAGAAAAACGACTTGATACCTTAAAAGTAAAAGGCTATGCCGTATCCGACTCAACTCGAGATAAAATATCGGAATCCGGAAAGGGCGTACCACAGCCGGCATCCTTCGTTGAAAAAATGAAAAATAAGATTTGGATTACCGATGGAATCATAACCAAACGAATATTTTCAAATGAGATGATACCCGAAGGGTGGGTTAAGGGTCGCCCTTACCATTGGCAAAATGTCCGCAATATCCTCTATATCGTTAAAGACACCCAATCTAATCAAGAAGAACTAATTACCCGTCAAGATTTTTTGAAAAGAGTTGGTATAGTGTCCAGTTCTGTCCGGATGTCCGAAATTTCAAGAAACCATAAAATATAAAAACTGGCTTATTACTCGTGTATCTCCTTGATTTTCTTTATTTTTCCGGATGGTATATTTCGCTCGGCACGACCAATTCGGTTTCTCTGCATACGATATAACAACCACATCCGATGTCTTTTCGTTAATTTCAAAAGATTTCTTCAATTTAATTAGCCCCCAGTCTTGTAGGAGCCAAGCTATGAGTTTGATTCTCTCGGCATCTTCCGGAGAGAAATCTGTTTGCTTCGATCTTCCATCTAATAGAAAGAGCTGCTTGAAGTGGACAATGGCATATTGTCCACGTTTATGGAGGATATGTCCGCTTTGCCAGAGCGTCGGTTTCTTATCTCCCTCTTTTCTACTCACCAGACCGCATTCGTGTTAAGGTTTCTTTAACCTTAAAGAACGAATCACTATCGAGAGGTTCAATCCAAATAAAAGATGAGAGCAATTCTTCAGAATCTATTGATTGTGTCATAGTAAAATCTCCTTCATTATTTTTATTAGAACACCAAGGTTCTTATCTATTTAGAAGATTTATATGGCACTCCTTTCTTTTTCTTAACCCTTCCCTTAGAACCTCCCCTGTTTAGATCTCTATCTATCTGTTCCCATAAACCTAACTGATCTATGATTGGGATGATCTCTTTGGCTTTGATAGTCGAATAGCCATATAGTTCTTTTATCTTTTTGATCTTCTCTTCTTCCGCATCATCCTTCTTAGCCCATTTCGAGAAACGCTTCTTCTTAGACACACTGTGGAAATAGAACGCGAAGTTGGCTTCCTTTGGTATACCCCAGTTCTCGTTCATAGCTTGAGCGTGAAAGATTAACTCCTGAAATTGAGATAGAGCGCGATTACCCATGAACGATGAGTATTCTGCCATCTCATCGTCATTAGGGTAATGATCTTTGGTGTGAATTAGATTGATGGTATCGAATAACCCGCTCATATCGAGTTACCTCAATCGTTATCTTCGCTCTCAGTCTTCGACGCTTCCTCTTGCATGTCTTCTTCTCTTTCCCATTTAACCATCTTTGCGATATTCTCGAATGCTTGACCGACAGCATTCTCGATATCGAACTCGATGATGGTGCTCGAAGATCCAAGTAAAAGAGTATCCATAGTGTCGTTCATCACATTCTTTACCACTTTCACCACTTTATCGATAAGCCCTTTATCTATATCGGGCTTCTCCATCAAAACCGATCTTCCTGCCGCATTAACCAACTTTTCGACGATTTCTCTAACCCTGTCGGGATCTGTATGATTGATATATAGTTTCATCGTTTCACCTCACTTAAATTTGATAGAGCCCATGATTTGGGTAAGCATTGCCGTTGTTAAGATTTCTACATCTACCACGAACGCCCTCTTGTAATCGTATTCCGATAGAATCAGAACAAGTTCTGGAATGTCCTGACTTTCAACGAACTCGCCCATCCTATCGAAGATAGCTCTGATTAGAGTCGAGAAGTCGATATCCGCGTTCTGTGCTACCCACTTGCGGTATTCACCAAATTTCTTCTCCTTGACGAATCGCATCACTTGTTTGATGGCTTCATCGCTGACACCCGATAACGCGGATATCTTGAGTTCGCCGGAGTGGCTATGTCTTTGCAATTCGTTCAGGATCTTTCTATAATCCGGAAAATACTTCATCACCACTTCGGCAAGATCCTTCTTGTCAAAGACGATTTCTTCACCCTCCAAGATACTTTTCGCTCTCTTGTTGAAACACAAAATGCTCGCCGCTTTTTCTTCTTTGTTCATCACAAAATCGATGACGGCGCATCTACTCTTGATCGGATCGATGATTCGATTGGCGTAGTTCGCCGTCAGAATAAAACGACAGTTAGATGAAAACTCTTCGATGAAAGCGCGCAAAGCCGGTTGAGCTGCCGCACTCAGATAGTCCGCCTCGTCTAATATAACGCACTTAACCTTACCGTCGACGAAGGAGATAGTGGAAGCGAAGGAACGGATCTCTACTCTGATAGTGTCGATACCACCGCTCTCCGAGGCATTGATAAACAGAACATCGACACCCAGTTCTCTGCATAGGGCTTTAGCGGCGGTTGTCTTACCCGTTCCCGCTCCACCGATAAGGAGCATGTTTTGAATCTCTCCTTTATCCACTTGTGCCTGAAAGAAGTCTTTAAGGCGCGGCGGAAGAATACACTCGTTGATAGTTTGAGGACGATACTTTTCTACGAATAGCGACTGTTCTCTCATTTATCCTCCTTCAAGGCTTCGGCTACCTGCTCGGCTGTCACCTTCGTTAAGATAGTTTTAACCAGACTATCATACTGCTTCTTCGTCAACCTAATCATAGTTCTATTGCCGGCTGCCGTAATAAGATAGCCATCGTTATAATCTCTTTCGATTAAAACATCATCGCCATCTTTATGATTAAAAATACGATCCCACCCCTCCCTAAAGGCGTCCGTAGCCGCCTTGGAAGTGATGGTATCGCCGGTAATGTCGTTCTTTGCTGCCATATTTCAACCTCGCCACTTGATAGTCGGTGTAAATTGACCGGGATCTATATTATAACTGAAACGGTCGGCAAAATCAAGTGTATTGCGAATGCTGCGGTCGATGTTGGACTCCGAGTTTGATGAATGATTCTCGAATGTTTTGATCTGATAGCATTTCTTCTCTTCTCTCGGATTCTCGATATGTTCGATTTCTCCCTTACCAAAGATTTCTATAACCTTTTCTGCGATTCCCTGAATATTCATAGTCTTGGTAAAGTGATTTACCACCTTATGAGATCCTGGAACGACATCTAAATCCATCAAACCACTTATACCTCTTAAAACCTCGCAGAGACAGATAACATTGGTTTGTGCTTGCCCGTCACCATAAACCGTGAGTGGCACCCCCTTAACGGCTTGACAAGCGAATCGATTTAGCACAGTACCGAAAATATGATCATAGTTAAAACGAGAATACAGACCCGGATCATTTAACTCTCCTTCTGCGCATTGACCGAATATCACACTCTGTTGAACGGTGATGACTTTGAGATTCCAAATACCGGTGCACATCTCGGTTAAGCCGAAGGTATGAACCTTCGATTGATGGTAAATATCAGATGCCTGCATCGGTAACCAAGAATTAAAGATGGTGTGCTTATTTCCAACGTGATGGAAATAGAACATCTTTCGAGTTTCGGGAACGAAATCGGTATCGATAGATTGATAAGCTCCAGCGGAACCTATATTGATAATGGTACTCTCCGGGCAATGATCACGCACCGCCCAAAGAGCATTTAGACACGACTTTTCATTGTTCGTGATCGTCAATGCGGCGGCATCCGGATTCATCATCGAATACGGCGCCGATGGCTGATGCGCGGAATTGACTATCACATCGGGCTTATATCGCTCTATCACCGATGCGATAGAGTCGTAGTTAGAGACATCGACAGAAAGACCCGACAGGTTGCGTTTTCCTGTCTTGCCGGAATAGTATCTAATCCTCTCCTGGAGAAGAGGGAACTCATAGAGTTCCCTGATACCCAAGGACTTCTGTAGATCTCTTTTCAGATAAGAATCGACGAGAATGACTTTATCATCGGTAAAGAAAGATCTAAAAAGACCAAGACTCCAACCGAGGTAACCATCTCCCCCTAATATCATAATGGTCTTATTCACTGTGCTATCTCCAGCGGTTTTTTGCAATTAATCCATATCTGTTCTGTTCTTCCTGCTACATAAGATTGCTCGCATCCAGCCTTTAGAAACATCTCGGTTTGTTCGGAATAGTAAGATTTAATAATCAGGGCTAACCATAGAATGGCGGCGGCTACCGTGGATACCACCACCATCCACATGATGTGATCACCATCAAAATCAATGTTTTTCATAACGATAACCCCCACCATTCTTAATAGGTTATTCCTGTTCCATAACCATCATAACCGCTGCTTTCTTTCCAAGCAAACGGACTAAGCATTCTGCCATTTTTTGTGGGCAACACTCAGATTCATCATCATCATCATCATCTTCTTCTTCTACCACTCGATACCCCTTCTCCTGAAGAGCATCAATAGTTGAAGGGAGATACGGTTCCGATGTTGCCATATCTACGATGAAATCGTCCGTTTCAGCAGCAGTGTGAGTCATAATGCCGTCGAAGAAATCGTCATCGTCATCAAACTCTTCTCTCTGAAGATCCAGAGCATCGACGGCGAGATTTACATTTTTAACAGCATATTCAACGAGCGTGGCAACCAAGGTAGCGGCTTTACGTGGGTTCATATTACACCTCCTGAGTTAGTGATTCGACGAATTGGTGATAACGATTATAAGTCAATGTGACAACTTCTTCGGGCAGAAGAATTTTAGAAACATCGATCGGCTCATTGGCGTGAGCCGCGATATACGATGAGACGTACTCTCTAACGATCTCCTTATCGTAAGATAGTTGATTTTTCCCGGGTTGATAAAGATCCTTACTCCAGATTCGACTACCATCAGGAGTAATCACCTCATCAATCAAGACCAATTCGCCCTCCTCATCCAAGGCGAACTCGAATTTCGTATCGGCTAAGATGTAGCCCTTCTTTAGAAGATGGTGAGCAGCAAACTCATAAAGGAAGATGGACTGATTAACGATTTTGTCCGCCAAATCAGACCCCAAGACATCGATGAATTCTTCTTGCGACATCGGGCGATCGTGTTCGCCAGCCGGAGCCTTGGTCGTCGGAGTGAAATGCGAGTAGCGGAAGGCTTGCGCTTTTTGCATTCCTTCAGGGAGCGGGGAGCCATTCATCGTGCCGTATTCGGAATACTCGACCCAGGCATTACCATACAAGAAACCTCGTACGATGGCTTCTATGGGTAGTGGCTTATACTTGCGGACGATTTGGCAGGCCTTACAGGCATTAGTACGCTCGTCGGCATTCGGTAGAACTTGATCGAGAGTGATCTTGGCTCGGCTGATATGATTGGGGATGATCCATTTGGTCTTATCGCACCAATAGCGGGTAGAGGTTGTCAGCAACTCCCCTCTACCAGGAATCATTGTTGGAAGAATGGAATCGAACACGGAGACTCTATCCGTGGTGTAGATAAGAAGATGCTGATCATCGACTTCCCAAACATCTCTAACTTTACCTCTTTTAAGCAACTTCAACGATGGAAACTCTGGCGTTTCATTCATAGTATACCTCATTATTTAATAGACACGATCGATCCAATCGGGATTGATGAAAACAAATATCGGGCATCTTTTTCCGGAACACGGACGCAGCCATGCGATGCAGGATATCCGGGAACCACTCCCTGGTGAATAGCATAGAGTGATCCTTTGAAGAGCATGGTGTATTTCATCATCACCTTATACTTTGCTGATCGCACTTTAGTATATTTAGCGTGGACGGAAAAGCGCCCTGCTGGTGTGGAGTGTCCTGGTTTGCCGGTACTAACTCTTCCGGTTTTAACTATCTTACCGTTATCGATGACGGTATAAGACTGCTCGGCTCGATTGATAACAATCTCCGGCAAAGCCATCGCTGGCGATGCGAACAGGCAAAGAGCTAAACCAACCACTTCAACTTTCATATCAACTCCGGTATTATTTACTGTACAGTAAATTTATAAATAACGGGTATAGAGATGACTACGAATCATCTCTATACCCTAATCACAATAACCTTTCTGGGAGGCTATCATGCCTAAAAATACTTATACCCCTTTTACCTATTTGATTCGGTTGGAGCCATCTAAACACTTGGTACTATCGGCGTCCGTTATGCTCGTAACTGTCATCCGGATGATCTATGGTCTTCTTATTTCACCTCATCAAAGAAGGTTAAAGCTTTTCGAGAAGAGCACGGAGAGCCTGATATAATCCAAGTCCGCCAAACTTTCAATGATTCACTTCAAGCCAGAGAATGGGAACTTAAAGTTCTTCGAAGAATGGCGGTTGTTAAAAACAAGAAATGGTTAAATCAAACCGATCACCTTCTTCCATATCTATTTCAAACACCACATTCAGAAGAAACTAAAAAACGAATAAGCGAATCGAAAAAGGGTAAAGGACACCCCCATTCAGAAGAAACTAAAAAGAAAATGAGCCTATTGAGAAAAGGAAGACCATCTCCACGAAGAGGCAAAACATACTACCCCCATTCAGAAGAAACTAAAAGAAAGATCGGGATTTCCAGTAAAAATCGTAAACATTCAGAAGAAACTAAAAAGAAAATGAGCGACGCAAAGAGACGGTAAACCGTCGAATAATAAACGGTATGCCGATGTCCGAAGAAACAAAACATAGAATAAGCATATCGAAGAAACTTTCTTGGGCCATTAAAAAACAAGATTGTTTTACAACAAAAGGAATGTACAACGATTAATCGGATTCCCAGGGAAAGTGGACCCATTCATCCGAGTCGAGAAAACGATGTGAAAGGATCGGCATATCCAATTGATGTGTGCTCCTCTTGATCAGAGCAGCATAGTAGATGCTTCCCGGATTGATGGCATCGCAAAAGCCAACAAATCTGTTAATATCATTGAATGTCTTACCGGAATCGGCAATATCATCGACGATGAGGATAGCTTGGCCCGGCTTGCAACCGTATAGAATACGACAAAGAGAATCCGGGTCGGTATACCTAGCCTGATCACGAGTTTGCCATCTCAGCGGCTTCATCTCGACGTTGAATAGATGGCTTAACATGACAGCCGGAATCAACCCACCACGTTGAATACCGACAATGGTTACGAGTTCCTCTTCGTTCATAGCGAGTTCGCGCTGAATCTGGACGTAGATCCCAAGACGAACAGCAATATCTACAGCGTTCCAGTCATATCTAATCATTTTACCACCTCATACAAAGAAGTCTTCAATTGACATCTGACTTTTAAGCCAAACGGGGTATTTGCGCCCATCGACAGTATCGAATTGATCCAGAAAGTTCGCATGAACTATCTGCTCGTTTACGATAGCTTCATGTTCGGGTGTTCTACCGCAGAGCTCTAGAACGCGATTACGCATAGCTTCGAGATTGTCCTTCATATACTCGACAGCAAAGGTGTCTTGCAGGGCTTCTGTCGGAGTGCAACCGTGCTCTAGCTTGCGCTTTAGGTATTCGAAGACCATATTACCGTCGCCGGCTGCGGGCTCCAGGAAGGTCTTGCCGGGTTGGAATAGCGTCGTATCTACTTGATCTAGCATATTATTTATCAGCTCGGCAGGCGTGAAAACCTCCCCCGTCTGTTTTTGGCGTTCTAAGGTGATCTGGTTCGATGCTGTACGGGCTTGGTCTTTAGCTTTTTTCATATGGTTTCCCTCGGCCGGTGTTTCCTTTTATTTAATAATGTTTTCGCGCTTGCAGAGAATCATCTCAGGGTAAGTCACGCACGAGTAATGAGTGACTCTCCACGAAGAGGCTGCGCGGTCAGCGTTCGTCCCAGTCATGATCACCACTAGGTTTTTCTTATTCTTGGCAACCGCTGCTTTGAGTGGGCCGACTTGAGCAGGCTTGTGGCTACCGTAATCCGCTTCATCGATTACCAGCATGACCGGTAGTTTCGGATGGAAAATAGTATCGATTCTTTCCTGCCTTAACGAACCCTTGCAAAGGCTAAGATAAACGACAACCCTCTTTCCCTCAGATAAGGCTTTAGCGATCTCATTCTCATACCCCTTTTCGCCGCTATCTACGAATACCATATCGGCGAATTGCGTCCAACACCCTATCTCCTTCTTAAAGGATTGGAGAACGGTTTTGACATAAGAGGAGACCACTAAAATTCGATGATCACTTTCTTTGAAAGTCGCCATCATCGTAATGGTTTTTCCAAATCGAGCCGCCCAATCGGCAAGAATAACCGCATTAGGTTTCTTCGCGGCTTCGAGGAGTTCTACGACCCCATCATACTGCCATGGAGTGAGTTCTACTTCGCGACGATGACTGCCGCTAATTTTATCCAGCTCTTTGGAGACTTCGTAGATGGCATCCTCAGGACTCATTCGATGCCATTCAGTCCCTTTGATATTACCGTGCAAACACTCGTTTCTGATATGATCATCTATATGGGCATGAGGTTTGAACTTACCGTGAAAGCGCGCATAATCGCTAACATCCCACACTTTATGGACTATGACTTGCCCGGTATCTATCTTATATCTGCTGGTACCTAAGTCCTCACGGATTCGAGACCGAGCGGCAGCCTCGATTCCTTCGGCATCGAGATTACCTTTGGCAAAGTGCTCTCCGAATTTAACCTGTAGTTCATTTGATTCAAGATCTTGCCAAAGGTAAGTGATAGAGTGCGGCATCTCGATTTACTCCGGTCGGTTTGGCTTACTTGATGCGTATAGTATAACATTTCTTTTTCGGAAAGTCAAGCCTTCCGAAAAAAATATTTTAACAGCAATGTTACTTCATCTGCTCCTCGATATACTCAATCTCTTCATCCGTTAGGTTGAAGTGAGTATAGAGTTCTTGATCGGTCCAGGTGCGGGTTAGGTCTACATTCGGTAGATTCTGAAGAATACCCGTTTGAGATAGTCCAGACTTACCACCCATAATGGTGAAAAAATAGTTCACCAACTTAGACTGAAACACCGAATGAGCGCCAATCATAGTATCGCTCAATGGCATCGAACACTTCCAAGTATCTTTTGTGGAACCAGTTTCGTCGATATAGATTTTATCGGTAAATCGGGCTTTTAGAATGTATACTTTTTTTAGACCACAATTTTTACCATCTCCTTCGGAAAAGGGATACAATTTACCATTATTCTTATCAATGATCTTATTGACAATCGAGATATTTTTTCGGGATACGAGAAATGGTAGAACTTTTATATCTTGCAAGTTTACGGACAATGAATCATCTTGTGTTTCGATGAGTGTTTCGGATATCATTGATTTATTTAGAATAGAATAACCAATATCAATACCAACATCAAAGTAATTCGAGCAAGTAAAATTGAGAACCGACGGATTCATCTGTTTGAAAAGATCCAATTTGAATGACTTTGTCCCATAAGAACCAACACCAGTCCAAGTGATAGGGTGTATCATAATCACCTTTCCATCTTCTTTCAGAAGACTAAACCCTTTCAAAACAAATTTCATCCAGAAACTACCTTGTTTGTTACCTTTATCGGAATCAGTATTTTCCTGATAAGGCGGATTACCCATCACTAGGTCGAATCGTTTCATCAAAGCCTCCAACTCATCGAGTCCACCGACCAGCAAAGTCGCAGGAATCTCTTCACCGAACAAGCGGAAATAGAGTTCCTTGACATAGTTGACATAGAGTATGTTTGATTCATACCCAAAGACACGAGACTTGATATTAGCATTAGAATGACCTTGATCTTTTAGCCGCTTGATAGTTTCAAAGATAAACTGTCCACCACCCATAGTAGGATCCAAGAAGGTGCTATCGGATGATTGAAAGACAGACTGATCAACCTGATCCAGCATCTCTTTAACCAACCCCGAAATTTCGAACTTCAAACGTGCTAACATCGCAGTATCCTTTATCGGTCGAACTTTAGACTAATGACTTGATCGCTGATTCCACCGCAAGTGAATAGGTGGCGGATGAAATCGTATTTCATATTGAATTGCTCTTCGACGGCTTGCTGCATGATTACCGATTTATCCAATACCCCGAAGGCATCTTTCAAGGTTTTAGAGCGGGTGCCGTAGATGATTATATCGATATTTTCGGATAAAACCACTAGAGCCTTGCGGGCTTCCTCGATTTGCTTTTCGGTGATCGGCTTTCCGATCTGACTACGAGGCATGATAGTTGGTGACTGATTTCTGGTTTTTCCTTTAAGAGTAGCCTGAGTCTTGGTGAGCTTGGTGTACTCTTTCTCACCTGCTGCCAATCGAACGATATCGGCTTCGGTTAAAACACTCATATCGAACACCTTGCCGATCACCCTATCAACACTCTTTCGAGCAATCATCTCATTTAGGTATTTATCGGTGTCGAATCGAATGATGTTGTCGGGCGTGCAGTAAAAGATGTCGATGGTATGCAACACCGTTTCCAGAGCCTTCTTCATCGATATCTTTTTCTTTTTGGCGATATTGACTGCCGTGACAAGCATAGCGGCATCGAAGATATCACTACGATTGGGGTCGAAGGATAGCGACACGATTTGACCGACTTTGAATCGACCGTCGAAATACGGTGTGAGCGCCCTGCTCATCTTCTGCAATGTACAACCCGCTTCGCCGTTATCGTAAGCCAGGTAGAGTTCGGTGATTTCGGGAATCGAAAACGACCTCTGTGCCATACCCCTGCTCAGGATTAAGACATTACGATTCTTATGTTCTTTTAGGATTCTTTTGACGTGCTTTTCGGCTTCGGCGTTGCTAGTGGTTTCTCCGGTCAATACCACGATCTCCCATCCCGTTCCGACGGTCTCGTTAGCATACTCGCCTAAGGTGCGGATATTTTCGATAGTGGACGAACCAGGGAGGAACATCATTATCACTCGACGAGTCTGAGTATTCTTCGGTCGTAAAGCGGTTTGATATGAGAAGTTTAGTTCGGGAAAGTTGCCCTTACCGAGCAAGACTGCTGATAGCATCTGAGTATAAAACCCCTTTGCTTTAGCTGGGAAAGCCACCGTCTTAGACCAACTCGGCAATTCATCCATAAGATTAGCAAATTCAGTGTCTGTGCTTAAGACAGAGTCTACCAATCGTCCTAACGGCATTTGGTAAAACTCAACATCGCAAATTCGTTGCGAAAGTGCAGTATTCATTTTGAAATGAGTTAACATAATCAGTTCACCGTCACGCAGTAGGGATAATCGTGCACCAAGTCCATTAGCATCGAACGAGCACACTCTTCATGGCGTGCATCTCGAGTAAAGAAGTTCCAAGAAATCGTTTCGGGAGTGGGGTCGCCCCACCCCATACGGCATCCGGTTTCATCGCAAATCGTTTCGATACTCGACGCCACATCGTTAATGACGGATTCGTCGTTTCCGTGTCTTAGAGTGAGCGACATCATTTCAGCCACCATTCTCATCGATAAAACCGGTTACGTCGACCCCGGGCTCGACATTCAGCACCTCGTAGGACCAATCGCGCCACTTCTCGTTCCAGTACCGGCGCCCGATCTGATTACGGTTCGAGACCATCCGGTGCTTGTCGAGCAGTTCCAGCGGTAGCACCTGCCCGTTGTTACCCACGACAGCGAGAATACCATCAACCATCTTCAGAGTATAACCGACCATTTTACCACCTCACAGAATCTGGAACTTGACCCACCAGTGCGACCCCTGCTTCAGGGTATCCCCACCACGGAACGGTTTCCACTGCTCGCCGCTGTCAAGGATTACCGCATCGATATTAGCCTTGTTGAAGGCAGCAACCAGGTCATCTCGTACTTTACGGTGATCGCACCCGAAGGTGTAGAAGAATCCGACCCGGTAAGTATAAACTCCACGGTACTTGGTAAGGGCTTCGGGATCATGGATACCCAGCACTTCACGCAGTTGATTCAGTTTCATCACAGTCACCTTAAATTCCAATCGCCTTAAATTCGGCTCGTGCAGTTTCGGCGGATATGCCGAGCTTGGCACGGCAGTTGAACAGAGCTTTTTTCAGCTCGTCTTTAGGAATCCAGAAGCCACCGGTTTCATCCTGAATGGCGAACTCCGATTGAGAGACCATCGGCTTGGACTTAACCGTCATAAACCGGTGGACATAGGTAATGGTGAAATGATCCTTTTTCATTTCCCAGCCTTCCGGGCTCATGCTATCCTTAAGGTCCGCCCAGCGCCGGATAACCTGCTTGACTTCGACGGGGGTATAGACTACGGGCTTGGTGCCCTTGCCGAACAGGCGTGCGAAGCAAGTGTACCCGTAGGGCTTGCGGTTTTTGAAGGACGGCATGGTGACGTCTTCACCGCAGCACGAGCACTTGAGGATTCGCATTTTGGTCTCCTGGGTTGTTGGCTTACTTGATGTGCTTAGTATAGCACACGCACGCAAGATGTCAAGCCGTTCAGGAAAAATATTTTCGCGCAGATGTTACAATATCCCCTCTTCGACCTCGGGAGCCAGATCCTTGGTCTGCACGACCAGCACTATCGAATCGGGCAGATCCATCCTCTCGAGGAGCGGGAACAGATCTCGTGTCGGCGAAAGCCCGCCGTTGCCGCAGCCGAGCAGCGGGATGAACACGGTTTTCAGAGAATTTTTCTCGATGAAATCGACGAGTTGGTTGAGCGATCTTTCGATGAGTTTGATATCCGCCATGCAATAGAATCCCGGAACAGTCTCACCGATTCCATAGAGCCTCCTCACCTTAGGAAGTATCTTCTTCTTCTGGTTTTGATTCTCGATTTTATGGAATGATGGCTTTACGGGAATGGCGATGATTTGGTGCGGCTCTTTGCGAAGCCAGCCCACCACATTCCCCTCTCTTCGAATATGAGTTCCGAGATCGAAGACGATCCCGGGGTATCTATCTTTCGCGTCGTATGCCAAGCCGGCACCCATCACTCCTGCGCCGTTTCGTGAAACGAAGCCGTTGGTGGGGATTCCGATGGCACCTTTTTCAACCAGAGACCAGATATCGGTATTCTCAAGGATTAGCATAACGATTAAACTCCGCTTATTTGAATTTAGGATCGGTTTTAGCGTTATAAGGTCTGATACTCTTCGCATCGACATTCAAGAGAGATAGCGTGGTATCCGCTTCATCCCCTTCCGGGGTCACGACAGTGATTTGATTACCGGATACCTTCTTCGCGAAGAGTATCTTATCGGCGAGGTCACCGCTCTTTATCGGTGGTCTTGAATACCATGCCCGTTTTCAGGGCGGTTTCGATTATGAATTCTGAAAAGTTCTTCATTGTATATCTCCTCTTTAGGATTATTTATAGCGGGGCATCCCTGCCCGGCTCGTCCTTAGTCCAGCAGCGTGCCGCGAGCCAGAGTATCCCACTTCTTCGGGAAAGCGGCGCGGAGTTCGGCGAGTTTGACGATAGTGCGGATGCTGAGTTCGCGGAAGCGAGTGTGGTGCTCTTCGACGAAATCAATCACTTCCTGATGATGAGCGGGATCCAGGAACTGGTGCAGCATAGTGGTAGTGGTCACGATGTGACGGATACGCATAATCTTCTCGCGGTCCGTCTCGAGCACCGCATTGATATAGTGGGCGCGGCTCATAATAGCGTCATAGTGCGACTGGCGCTGCTTGCGAGCCTCTTCGAGGTTGGTGTTAGTCAGAATAACCACGCAGCCTTCGAACTCGAACTCCTGCGGAATACCTTCGGCTTCTAGCGCCATAGACAGCTTACGGTAGCTGACGTTGCGAGACTTCGTGGATTCGGTTGCCGCCTTGAGCAACTGCAGGCTTTCGGGATCGGTGAACGCTTCATCGGCGTCATCGAGAATCAGAACACCGTGGCGAGCGCGGTACAGCTCGATGTAGAGAGCGATGGGTGAGATAGTGCCCTTGACCTGGTGAAAGTAGAAGTTGCGGTTTTCGCGCGACTTCGCCTTCATCGCCTTGATGACCTCGAAGGTCTTGCCCGTACCCGGGGAACCGGACACGATCATCGAGCGGATTTTGAGATCCGCCGAAGCTTCCGAGAGCAGGGTGAGAGAATCGAAGGTATCCTGGATGCGCTTAAACAGTTCTTCGTCCGTCATCTCCTCCAGTTCGGCGATGCGCTTCTGGCGCTTGGTGGTAGTAGGAGCGACCGGTTCACGGGTATCGAAGCCACCGAAACCAGCAGCGCGCATCTTTTCCATAATGGCGGTTTCGTCGAGAGCCATCTTGGCGCTGTCACCGACGAAAATCGTGCGGTTACCGACCTTAGTAAAGGCATCCGGAACCGCCTGCCGAAGCGCGCGGAAGAACTGATACTGCTTCGAGTTGGCGGGGCTGGGAACCGGCTGGTTGGTGACGAGCTGGGTTACGAGCTGGCTGAACATTTAGTTGCTCCTGGGTTATTGGCTTACTTGATGCCTCGTAGTATAGCAGCCGCCAAGCCGGATGTCAAGCCGTTCAGGAAAAATATTTCCACGAAAATGCTACATCGCACGGATGCTACGATAAATCCTTGATCGAAGTTCCGCTGTCGATCCTCAGAATCGCCTCAGCCAGGAGATCGGCTACGGATAGTTGGCGATGAATTCGATCCATCGCCACTCCGATAGGAACATGAAAAGGTATGGTATCCGTTACCACCAACTCCGTGATTCTCGAATTACCGAAATTTTCGATGGCGTTTCCTGACATTACCGCGTGGGTGCAGTATGCTCGAACGGATTTAGCTCCCTTTTCAAAGATAGCATCAACCGCCTTAATCATCGTTCCACCAGTATCTACGATGTCGTCCACGATCACGCAGTTCTTACCATAGACATCACCGATAATGTTCATCACCTCTGATTCGTTGGCTTTAGGGCGTCGTTTATCGATGATGACCAAATCGGCATCTCCCACTTGCTTGGCTAAACTTCGGGCTCTCAGCACTCCACCCACATCGGGAGATACGATAACCAAATCGGGCAGTCCAAGTGAGTTAATATCATCAGCGAAATGTTTCGTCGAGTAGACATTATCGACGGGAATTTTGAAGAACCCTTGGATTTGATCGGCGTGCAATTCTACGGTTAGAATTCTTTCTATGCCGGCGACCTGCATTAGATCAGCAACCAATCTCGCTGAAATTGGAACTCGAGCGGAACGCGGACGCCTGTCTTGTCTGGCATAGCCAAAGTAAGGAATGACCGCGGCAATAGAACGAGCGGATGCGCGTTTGAGAGCATCCGCCATTAAGAGCAACTCCATCAGCGTATCGTTAGCAGGAGCGCAGGTTGATTGAATGATAAACACATCCTGACCTCTGACATTCTCTAAAATTTCTACGGAAGCCTCGCCGTCGCTGAACTTATCGACTTTCGTATGCCCCAGAGCCATTAAGTCTCCGGTTTTTCTTGACAACTGCGTGACAATTCTTTGAGCTAATGCTTGATTAGAGTTTCCGCTGAAGAGTTGCATAGGCGCTTACCTTTGTATGATTAAAGTGAAAGGGTGCCGCCTACCTAGTCTCCGGACGGCGCGAAGATTTCAAGCCCTTCTAGGCTAAGGCCGCTGATCAGGTCGAGCGTTGAGCGCGTGAGTCGTAAAGACTGCACCGTTTGGTGGCAAGCCTGATCGCTTATTGATTAGTACTCGCTTCGAATCGAAACACCTCTCCCCTCAGTCATCAATTGAGCCCAACCAGCGTTAGGGTCGTTGAAAACAGCAGTATTGTTCAAGAAAGGCATCTGATCTTCCGCTTGAACCCCCACTTGAGTATCCAAGATAGGTTTGCCGAAGTGAATCACGTTGACTTTATGACATAGTTTGAAGTTGGCGTAGCCTGCTGGTCCTGGCTCGGCAACATCATACGTCTGGAAACTGACACCGTCTCGATTAGATACAAGATACTCGAAGTCGGCGCACTGACCATAACCAGGAGAAGTTTTGAGGTTGACTACCCAATCAGTCGCACGACCGCTGTTTCTAGTCCATACAGTTCGAACCGGGTCTTGTAAAGACGGCAACTCACGATAGTCATTCAGCAAAGTCTCCTTCTCCGTCCAAAGAGTATATTCGTAACTTAGATTTTTAACATTGGTCAATTCATAATCGTTTCCGCAGAATCCACCAGGACCGAAAGTGGTGAAGTCTTCCGAAGTGATCGTCAGATATCCTTCATCGATGTCGAACTCGCTGTTAGCGTAGAACTGACAGCTTTTTTCGTTTTCAGGAACATACCAGAAAGATGACCCGGCTTTAGATCCCTTACCGATACTTGAAACGATCATGTCATTAGGACCTAAAACATAGTGGTTGTAAGCTCGAACATAACCGTCAACATCGACCGCCCTAACCGTAACAGCGACTTTCTTATCCGTCGGATTGAGGATAGAATAGCGAGCACTCCAATTATTGCGAGTGTTAAAATAAGGAACCACGACGGTTTCGTCTGGGTCTGTCACGCAGCCTTCGGCCCATGGACCAAACCCTGGAGGCGGACACGTTTGAACGGCCAACGCCGGTCCTATCAATCCAAAACAAAGTGCTAAAGAACAAAGAATTTTTTTCATTTCAACTCCTTAATCATTGAGGTTTATCTATAATGGCCCTGCCTTATTCTCCCCGAATATCATACAGAATGATGAAACGGGGGATTACGAATATCGAAATTATCGAAAGTTAGAGGTTTTTCAATCTCCTTTCGATCGAACCAAACGATGTTACCATCGGTACTGATTTGATTGATTGCGATACTCTGTAATACCTTGGGATAAAGAAGATTTTCCTGCTGCAGAACTCTGGCAGATAAAGTTTCTTCATTATCATCTTGAAAAATTGGCACCTTAACTTGTGCAATAATCGGTCCACCATCTAACTCTGGTGTGACATAATGAATAGAACATCCATGCTCCTTATCACCCGATTCTAAAACTCTTCTATGGGTATGCAAACCCCTATACTTCGGAAGTAAAGAAGGATGGATGTTGATGCAACGAGTCTTCCACCTCATGCAAAAGAGAGTGGGTAGTATCCTCATAAATCCGGCTAATGCTACTAGCTTAACCTGATAATAATTGAGAACATCGTAGATATGCCACTCCCAGTTCTTCTGTCCTACTACCACGCAAGGCTTACTAAAATCGTGAGCAATCTGAATACCTGGAGCTTTCGGATTATCGGTAACGACGACCTTAACAGAATATCGAGAGTCCTCCTTCAGAGATCTCTCGATGATAGATTTCATATTAGACCCTCTACCTGAAAATAGAACAGCGACATCCATCAGCAATGACCCCCAGCATAGTTAGGTGCATTTTTAGTAATCGAAACATCATGCGGATGGCTTTCTCTCATACCCGCCGCAGTAACCTGGACATAGTACCCATGATTATAGATTTCAGATAATTTGGAGGCGCCAATATATCCCATACCCGACATCAACCCTCCAACCAATTGGTGAATCACTTTAGCTACCGAACCACGATAAGGTACTCGACCTTCGATACCTTCGGGTACGAGCTTATCGGTGGATAGATGGCTCTGCGAATAGCGATCTTTAGAACTGAATGTACCACTCATCGCTCCCAATGACCCCATACCACGATAGTGCTTGTAGGCTCTGCCTTCAAAGAGCTCTATCTCCCCAGGAGATTCGTCGGTTCCTGCTAAAAGCCCACCCAACATCACCGCATCGGCTCCCGCGACGAAGGCTTTTAAGATATCCCCCGAATACCTGATACCACCATCGGAGATGATTGTCAAATCTTTGTATCTGGAGAAGCAATGCTGAAGAGCGGTGAATTGCGGTACACCGACTCCGGAGACCACTCGGGTTGTGCATATCGAGTTGTGGACCGCGATTCCTTCTACGCAATAGGAATGATCTTCTTCTACTTCGATGTCGTGAACCACGCCATCGTAAGATTTCAACTCTATTTCTTCGATTTCGATTAAATCATAAGATAGCATTTTTCACCTCACTTAATACATCATCTATTTGATTTCTGATTTCCGATTCCCAGAACGAAAGAACTCTGAACCCTTTCGATTCTGCCCACTCTTTCTTAACTCTATCTTTTTCTTGAACAGCCTTTTGCCTTTCGGAAAGTGATGGGTAAATCAATGGATTACCGTGCCAGAAATCGCCGTTGATTTCGATTAACACTCTCTTCTCTTTATTACCGAAATCATACTGCTTTCTATCGAGAATAACTGAATACTCGATGTTTATCCCCGATGCGGTTACCGCATCGAGAAAAAATCTCTCGAGTTTATTCATCTTGTATTTGCCAGAGATCGCCGCTGCTGCTTTCCCACCATTTCGTTTTCCTTGGATGTATGATTCGGGATCTTGCTCATACCTCCTACGGTGTCCGTCTCGCTGCTTTCGACTGATCGATTCTCTTTCTTCGACGGACATGGTTTCTTGATAAATTCGATTTTTTTCTTTAATAATAGTCAGAGTTTCTTCCGAGTGAGTCTTACCGAAGAATCCATTATCTTCTCCAAAGAGCCTTTGCCTTACTGCCGGATGTCGTCTTATCTTTTCCTTCGATTCTTCCGAATGCCATTTTCCGAAGAAAGGATTGTTGGAACCGGAATAGTCTCTACGAGAACTCGCCGCTTTTCTTTTAGATTCTTCCGAGTGTTTTCTTCCAAAGAAGTTGTTTTTCTCGCCACTTCTCTGACACGACATACAGACATAGTCGACTTCTTTAAGTCTTTTGGTGATAGCCCTACGACTATACCACTTCGAGCATTCATGGCACTGAATTTGGAATGGCTGTCCACGAGAAGGAGGGGAGATAAGATTCTCCCCATCGAGAGAGCGAAACTGATTAACCATCAGACACCACGGTGGCAGGTTGAACCTGAAAAGGAGATTTCTTATCGGAAACCGCTTTCTCATCTCCAAGTTCTTCCTTCTTCCTTTCCTGTTTCTTTTTAGCATCCATTTCTTTGATAAAATCTTTGAATGATTCCATATCGTCTATCCTTTCGGTTTGATTAGTAGATAATCTTTAGTTAAATCTTTCGCTTCGATCCATTCTGCGAGCGAATGTAGATTATCGTCAGTTACAGAAGATTTATGTCGTTTATGAATGACATAATATTTGTGATCGGTTGTAGATGCGATACCATTAACCACCGTTACCTCTTTCTTATCGGAGAAAGTAGACTTACCAACTACCTTCTTCCATCTACCACGATGAGTGAGAACTTCTACACCTTCGTCTATCTCTTCGATCGGTGTCATTCCATTTCGAGTTGTCACTCTCGTTCCTGGAACGAAGCATCCCGGGCCTATCCCGACTTTCACGCAATTAGCTCCGGCTTGATAGAGCGCTTCTACTCCTTCGGCGGTCACCACATTGCCTGCGATGATTCCAACCTCTGGATAATTGTCGGCAATCCATTCTACCATCTCGATAACTCTTCTCGAGTGTCCGTGAGCGCTATCCACTACCAGAGCATCGACTCCAGCACTAACCAATTCAGCAACTCTCTCTTTCTCCTTATCCGAAACTCCGACGGCTGCTGCTACCATCAATCGTCTATCCTTATCTCGAGTGGCGTTCGGCATCTTATCCATGATCTCCATATCCTTCATGGTGATTAAACCTTTAAGAATAGGTGTATCTCCTTCCATCTTCACAACCGGCATCTTTTCCACTTTGAACTGATACATCAGATCTCGCATTTGATCTCGTGCCATTTCTTCTGTTGCCACCACGAGTTTGGAATAAGGTGTCATAATCTGCTCGACGGTTATGTTATCATCGGTTTGAAACCTAATGTCTCTTGCCGTTAAGAATCCGATTAAAACTTTCTTAGAGGAGTCATATCGCGTATAATTCATAACTACCGGAAAACTGTTGAAACCCGAAACTTCGGATAGAGCTTTCACTTCGCTCAAAGCATGATAATCGTTAACGGTGATTGGGTCTTTAACAACCCCGCCATCGTGTCTTTTAACCATTCTAACATGGCGAGTCTGATCATCGATACTCATATTCTTGTGTATCACACCGAGCCCACCGAGTTGTGCGAGAGCTATAGCCATTTTATACTCGGTTACCGTATCCATAGCCGCAGAAATAATCGGAACCTTCAGATTGATTTCGGGGGTCAATTGAACTGAGGTATCTACTTCGGAGGGCAGAACCTCCGAATACTGTGGAATGACACTAACATCATCGAATGTTAATGCAACCCCTCTATTCATATCACTAGCTGTGGTGGTAGTTATACTAGAGTATGATGGTGCTTCGTCGTTAGATAATGTTAATGGCATATCATCTAAAAACATGGCAGTATCCTTTATCCATCTATCTCAAGCGCAATGTGGTATTCGATCTTATACTCTTCGCTTCGGCTCGTGAACCTGCTAAGACCCTTATTACAGATCACCACATCGTAATCAACCGGAATCAGTTTAAGGTTTTCTACCTTAATGAACGACGGTGCCTGTGCTGAACTATCGCCACATTCTACATTCAAAGAGATGTGATGCTTGTTGCCCACTGCATTACGGTTGAAAATGGTAATACCCGAGCAGTCAATCGAAAGATCTTTCAACTTCATTACCGCTGAAGACTTTTGAATCTTATCAAAGACTTCCTTGGTTAAAGTGAACTTCTTATCTTCGGACGGTAGACGTATCTTCTTATCGCCCGGAGATACCACTACAGAAGGACTTGAGTAGTGATAGTCGATCTGCTCTCCGGGGTTTTCGAATACCAACATGGTGTCTTTGAACACCACATCACAGCCTTCGAAGAGCGAATAAGATGAGAGGAACTCGTTTAGATCGTAGATGGCAAAATCATTCGGGATTTCGTCGGTGATTTGTGCAACGGCGAAGATGTTCTTCATCACATTCATTGTTCGAAGTTCCTTGCCGGCTTTGAATAGGATACCCTGATTGATGCTAGCGAAGTTCTTCAGGATATCGATAGTAATTTTAGATAGCTTCATAATATACCTCTTAGGTTCTAACGGTTGATGTTTCGGGTAGCGGACATAATGTTAATTGTTATTATAACACCTACTAAACGGTTTGTCAAGCCTTCAATCGGATTGAGTTTTAATTGTTGAAAATCCTCCAGTTTTTTCTATCAACCAAATCTGATCAAAACTTTCAGTCCAAGATCCCGAATGTGATATCACGAAAATTTTGGTGCCTTCGTTTTTCATCGTCTTGAAGATGTCAAGTAGACTTTCGATGCCGCTAGAATCGGCAGAGCTATCCAAAATCTCATCAAAAATGATGAAGTTGACAGATAAGTTGTTCTGTTTTCTAAGCAAGTCTCTCCATGTCAAAAGCAGCGCTAAATCTATTCGAAGTTTTTCTCCCTCAGAATAAGCGTTATAGGTGATATGGTCAATCCCTCTTCCTAATAGAGATTCTTCAAAACTATCATTTAGTTCAAATCTAACGAAAAGACCCAAAGCTCTAAGGTAGTGGTTAGTCGTTGCCACAATGTTTGGAATATGTCTCTTGATGATAGAGGTTTTGATGCCGCTGTCCTTAAGCATAGATAAGATAAAATCGTAACAATCTTGTTGTGAATTGGCGGCGGTTCTTTCGTCATTCTGACTTTCTCTTGAGGCAATCAAGTCGGCAAGCTCTTTCTTATACTCTCTAATCATGTCATCGTTGGATAAGATTTTGGTCATCTTACTCTTTTCGATTCGCGCAATAGCACTCAATTTCTGCTGTATCGTCTGCTCAAGAAGAATGATTTGCTGCTCAAGCCTTCTATTGCTTTCCATTCTCTTTTGGATAGCAGTGATGCCGGATAAGATCGCCGAAGTCTTGCTGGATAACTGGTCTTGTGCCGAAGCCAGCTCTTGCTCTTTCTGGTTAAACTGCGAAATCTTATTCTGTCTGATATTGGTATCTATCTCGTTATCGCAAGTCGGGCAGATGCTGTTTTGTGAAAAGAACTGGATCTTCTTCTTGGTGTCGCTGATTTTAGAGTTTATCTTGGATTGGATATCGTAGCAGGTTTCTAATTTTCTGTTCAAAGCCTCTAAATCATCATCAATCTCAAGAAGCCCTTTCTTCTTCTCCTCTATTTCCACCTGTATCGTTTCGATTTCACCCTGTATTTCTCTAATCTGTTCGTCAATAATCTTTTCGTGTTCTATTTGTCGCCTAATCGATTCCTGTTCCAAATCGGTAATGTGGTTCTCCGACATCTCTATTTGATTCTTCAAGAGTTGTAAAGAGTTCCTGATGACCATGAGCCTATTCTTAACTTCGCTCATCTTAGCCTTGGTCACATCGTTCATTACGGAGAAGATAGATAGGTTGAGAAGGTTTTCGATGAACTTCCTTCTTTCGTTTTGAGCCAGTCTTAAGAACGCCACATAGGTGGCTTTTCCTAACACCACAATCTGTGTGAACATTTGAAAGTCCATCTTAAGGATCTGTTTTTCCAGATAGACTTGGTAGTCTCGAACATTAGGGTCTTGATTAACTAAGGTATCTTCCTCACCTTGTCTTATCTCAAAAACGGATGGGTTTAATCCTCTTATAACATGGTACTCTTCGTTTCTTTCGTCGGTAAACCAAACCTCAACGATCATCTCCTTCTTGTTCTTATTGTTTACCAACGCAGACTTGTTGATCTTTCTAAACGGTTTACCGTAAAGAACAAAAGTCAGACTGTCAAGAATGGACGCACTTTTCCCGGAGCCATTACTACCTTGAATGAGAACTGACGATGTATCCGAGAAATCTATAGTCGTCCACATGTTGCCAAAAGACAGAACATTCTTAAATCGAAGTTGTTTGAATTTTAACATTCAGAAACTCCTTTTTCTACTGCTTCAGAATAGATACCCAAGATTATCTCAGTGAGTTGGTTCTTATCGAGATGATCAATCTTGCAAGTTTCGAGGAACTGCTGGATGAGTTGTATGGTATCCGATGGTATCGCTTCCTGGTTGTCGTCGGATACGACAACCTCTTTGTTTTCTATCACATCCAAAGAATAGGACACCTGACCAATCGAATCCAGAAGAACTTCGAGTTTCTTTTTATTTTTACAGACGTCAACTATCACTCTGACTATCTTACCGGCAAATCTCTCTCTATCGAAAAGCCCGATCTCGATGTCGTCATCATACTGTAAAATTTCATAGGAAGATATCGTATTGTCGATAAACTCTATCGATTTAGAGCGAGTGTCGAATACGGCAAACCCTTTCGGATATCCATACTCTCCCCAATTCGTCTGATAGGGATTACCGATATACTGAATGGTTCCGTTGGTGGCTCTGATATGGAAATGCCCCGAAAAGACTTTGTCGAACCTTTCAAAGATGGTGCTATCGATACCTTTACTGCAAACCACTCCCTTGATGATCTCGAAGGAGTTAATCTCGAAGTGACCGCACAAAACCTTCGCATCGAGACTCATTATCCACTTCAAGGCTTCTGAGTATATCTCGGGGCTGATCCAGCTGATAAACCCCACGGATAATCCATCAAAATCGATAACCTCGTACTTTTCGATTAGGTGAATCTTCTCGAATGCTTTAGTAACCGGTACCAGACTATTCACCGTATTGGTGTTTTTGAATGCTACATCATGATTGCCGATTAAGAAGTACGAGCGGATATCGAGATCTTCGAGTTTTTGAAGGAATTGGTGAGCCTTATTCAGAACTTGAGTGGATATCATCTTCCTGTTTTCAAAGAAATCTCCCAGCATCCAGATGGTGTCTATCTGGTGTTCGATTAGATAGGGGATGAATTGGTTATAGAGGAAATCTTCTTGCTTGTCGATGAAGAACTGACTGTTGTTTCTGACTCCCCAATGCAGATCCGTGATAATTGCGATTTTCATAGGCTATTCGTCATATGAGTTAAAGACATAATCTTGAATTAAAGAATCCTTGTTCACATAGCAATCGTCACCTTCTTGGAGGGAAAAAATATCATCGACCATAACCAGTTTCTCCCTTTTCGTTCTCTCTTGTTTTTCTTTCTGTATTCGTTGTAAAAAAGTTCTCCACATCACCAAGGTAAAATATGCGAACGGGCGAGAGTATTTTTCAGAATTATAGTTATCAAAAACTTCTATAGCTCTGAGAATGGCATCGTTTATCATTTCTTCCTTGAAGGTATAGCCGGTTGAATACATAACGAGTTGCCAATTTATTAGCCATAAGAATAATCATTTTTCCCGCTTCTTCAGGAATCTTTTCATTCGGATTTTCCTTTTTCCTTTCATGATATTTTTGGATGATACTCTGAAACTTATCATTATCAATATAATTTGACATATTTTCTCCTATAAATAATGGGTATAGGATGATTGCGAGTCATACTATACCCTAATCACAATAACCTTTCTGGGAGGCTATCATGCCTAAAAGTATTTATGTTGAGCATCTATCTCAACAACCTAAATCCAATATACACTATCTAACTCGACTTGTCAAGTTACTAAATCATTTCATCTCTATAGAACCCAAAGATAAACCGAAAGGCTTCGAGTGTCATCATATCGTTCCTAAATCGTGGAAACCTGAGTGGGAGTTTGAAAAAGATAATCTTCTTAAAGTTCCTGCTAAGGCTCATTATGTCATCCATCACCTGATGTGGAAAGCGTTTCCTAAAGACTATGCGATGATTAAAGCCTTCTATCAAATGAGTAATAGATTAGATGAAAAAATCACGGCTAAAGTTTATGAAGTCTTAAAAATTGAAGTTAGCGAAGTTCAAAGTAAGTCACAAAAACGGAATCCATCTATCTGAAGAAATTAAACAAAAAATGAGAAAATCGCATCTTGGAAAAACTCACTCAGAAGAATCAAAACAGAAAATGAGGAGACCTAAGACTGAAGAATGGAAAAAGAATCAAAGCGAAGCAATGAAGCGGAAAGAATCGTTATCCAAGATCAGAAGAATCAAATAAAAAGAGAAGTGAAGCAATGAAGCGGTAAAAATAGCCCATTCTTCGGAAAACACCAGTCTGTAGAACATAAACAGAATATAAGCAAAGCCAAACTTGGAAAAACTCTATCTGAAAAAACTAAAAAGAAGATGAGAGATAGTCAAATTAGAAGACGTCAAAGAGAAAAAGAAATACCTTACAAAAATTGAATAGATTCATATTTTATATCAAATCCTTCTAATTCATAAATCTTCAATCTTTCTAACGCATGTTTTAAGGCAAAATTGGTATGTTTACCAATCGAAAGATTATCACAGATATCAAATAAAATAGCCTTCTCTTTCCCTATCAACTTCCTAAGTGCCCTACCTATAGATTGTAGAGTTCGTATTCGGGCTTTATAAGGGTGAGCGAATATCAAACAACCGAGATTTTTGATATTCACTCCAACCGCTAAAGTTCCGAATGAGGCGAACAAGACGACATCATTTTCCCTCTCCATGGTTTGACGAATGTACTCGCGTCTGTCGACTCCGGTATCCCCGGATATGAAGAATACTTTCTTTCCCTTCTCCTGGGCTTTCTTTTCCGCTAACTTGAAGATGACTTCGCCGTGTCTTTCGATTAGATTGAAAAGCAATAAGGTGTTATTGGGTTGACTGAGCGCTAAATCAACCAGAAACTCGTTTCGCTGAGGATGACTGACGATGAAAGAGATCTCCGTTTGATAGTCAGATGCTTTCATCTCCTGTCTGTCTTTCTCTGAGTATTCGATAGAGAGTGATTGTATTTCCAAAGTGCTAAGCAATCCTTTATCCATCAGATCTTTCGTCGACGATGATTTGATGAGCGAACCGAACCAGGCTCGGCATTGCAGTTCGTGCGTCTTGCTTCCATCTAGAGTGCCTGTAAACCCGAACCTATAACGAACATGAGGCATCATGCTGATGATCTTACCGAGAGCCATGGAGTCGGCTTGGTGTGCTTCGTCGCATATAAAGACATCGAATTGCGTAAAGAAAGTCACATCTTGTCGATATAACATCGCCCAAGTGGCAATCACTACACGTCTAGATGTTTGCTTGGATGCACCGGAAAGCAACTCGTAGCACTGATCGCAGATGAAACGATTACTTTCATACGAGCAGAAATCTGTATGAAGTTGACGAACTAAATTTATAGATGGCACTGATACAAGAATCTTTCCATGTACATGATTTAAGAGGAATCGTATGATTAGATAGATGATATAAGATTTTCCACTTCCGGTTGGAGAGAGTATTAAAGATCTATTCAATCGAATAGACTTAATAAAACTTGTCATTTGATAATCATAAGGTTCTAATATAAGATCAGGCAAAACTTTTTCTAAAAATTTTTCTATTTCTAAATCAAAATTTTCTAATTTAAGACTCTTATCAATGGTCATTTCCCATTTATTTTCTTGAATAAATCTTAATAGATCAACTAAAAGGCCCAGAGGTAAATTACCATTCCTTAAATTGAATAATCTGATTTGTCCATCCCAAAGTCCTTTTTTATATTTGGGGGTATATTGATATCCAGGTACTTGAAAAGTAAATTTTTCAGAAATTTCCATCGCAATGTTTTTTTCGCAAAAAATTTTAACGGTTAATTCATCTACTTTTTCAATTCGAATCATAATATTTTACTCGGTTTTTTGGAATGCTGATATTTGAGCAGATTGTTCTAATCCTTGTTTCAAATTAGCATCATTAGCAGTATCATCGTTATTTTGAGTAGCAGATTCTCTCTGTTTTTCTTGAGAAGTTTTCGTATTTTTAACAAATTCTTTGAATGTTTTCATAATTTACTCCTATAAATAACGGATATAGAGGTGATTGCGAGTCACCTCTATTCCCTAATCACAATCACCTTATCAGGAGGCGATCATGCCTAAAAGTATTTATGTCCAGTATCTTACTGAACAACCTAATTCAAATTCCCATTATTTAAACCGTCTGATTAAACTTCTAAATCATTTCATTCTTATTGAACCTTCTAAAAAACCGAAGGGCTTTGAATCGCATCATATTGTTCCTAAATCTTGGAAGCCTGAATGGAAGAAAGTAAAGGATAATCTTCTTAAAGTTCCTGCTAAGGCTCATTATGTCATTCATCATCTGATGTGGAAAGCGTTTCCTAGAAATGGCGCAATGATTAAAGCGTTTTGGAAAATGAAAAATAATATCAGATCTGCTAAAATTTATAGTAGAATTAGATTACTCTTTTCTAAAAGTATGAGTGGAGAGAATAATCCAATGTATGGAACAACACGGAGGATTTGGTCGGAAAATCTCATTCTTTAAAAACTAAAAATATAATCTCTCAAAAAGTGAAAGGGGAAAGAAATGGTATGTATGGTAAAACCGGAACAGAATCTCCTAACTTTGGTAAAATAAGAAATAATGAACACAAACAAAACTATAGATTATCAAAACTCGGAAAAAAGAATCCTAATTTTGGAAAAATTCTAACCGAAGAAGAAAAACATAATATAAGTGAAAAGATGAAAGGTAAAAATACTAAAATGATAGCTGTATTTGAT